GTAGAGCGCATGACTGTTAATCATGATGTCGCTGGTTCGAGTCCAGCTTGGGGAGCCAAAACCTTTGAGAGACGAACCGATTTTCATTCTTACGAATGAAGGTCGGTTCGGTTTCGTTGCAATGCTTGAGAACTGCAGATGATGATTTGCGGTTCTTTTGCTATATATAAATACAAATATACAAAAATATAATATAAATTTATTGTCTTTGCACAAAAGGTAACATACGTTAATTGACAAGTATGATGTTTTATGGTATAATACATCTAGGGATATGTGCTAAAATATTGTAAATGGAGCATACTATTTTATAATATGTAAATAGATTAATGTAAGGAGTAGGCTTATGTGTAAAGCTTCATCATTTATAGTTTGCGAAAATGTTCAAACTCAAATAGAGAAGACAGAAAACAATGAAATAATTCAAAAACCTCAAATTATAAATCCTATAGATACAATTAGTATGTTTTCTTTTCCTGGATATTTTACTTTTGCGATTTTTGGAAATTTAATAGATATTGATGAGAATTGTGTGAATGATACCATTCACATTGAGATTATAAATCCCAAAAATGATATTGAATTTAAAAGTAGAGAACTTCCTATTCCGGCTTTTGAAACACTTAATTCGTCCTTAAAATTCAGCTATGATATTCGGAATTTCACTTTTAATTCTGCTGGTATCTATAAGGTTAAATTATTTTTAAATGATAAGGAGCTTTCTGAAGCGCAATTTACTGTAGAGGGAAGTGAATAAAAATGTCATTTATTTTAGGATCTGCAACTGTAAGTATTGCAGCAGTTTTTTATGCTATTTCAGGACCGTCAACAACATATAGGGAAACTAAGCAAACTTCACCTATTATTGAATTTGTGGAGAATTGTGCTGAAATTAAGCGTTATAATTTGTCATCCAATTCGACAAATGGTATTCTTTTACAAAAGAGAGAGGTGGCAAATAAAGAAATTTATAATATTGGAAAATTAGCATACAATTGGAATGAAAATGGAGCGAAGCCTTTTTCAGATGAACTTATAAAAAAATGCCAGGATATTGTTTCAAATTTAAATATCATTCCTAAAGTGTATCCGGTAGCAAACAATTCATTACAATTTGAATACTATAAAAAGGATGGTTCCTTACTTGAATTTAACATATTTGAAGACCATTTGACTATGTTTATGAAAAAAGGAAAGGATAGCAATGGTAAATGGATAAAAATAAGTGCTATTCTTGATTCAGTGGATGACATTGCAAGGGAAGTGGACGCTTTTTATGAGTGAAGAACATGTGTATAGGGCTTTAAAACCTTCAAAAATGTATGAGCGTGAAGATGGCACCGTTTCAAATGCAGCATTTAAAGATGAGAAAGGATTATCGGTGGAATTGCAATGCTTTCGTTCTGATTTTGATGTTGTTGATCATATGCGTAATGTTACCAGGCTTCATGGAAATATAGCTAAAATTCCAAGTTCAGTATGTGAGGAAAGTGATATTGAGATTTTTAATTCACCTTCAAATAATCAATATCATAGACTTCTGCTTAACAAGTTACGAAAAAATGAGAAAGATTTGTGTTTGACAGATATGCAGGCAGATGATTTAGCAGATGGTATTGCTGGGATATTACATTAAATTCTACATATGCTTATTCCTTATTTTTTGCTATAGCACCTCATCTCCCAAGCTAATCAGTAATCATCTATCCCGCAGACCATAACGGTTTGCGGGATTTTTTTATGTTCTTTTTCAAATGTAAATTATTTGTTAAAAAAGCACATCGAAATATATAATTCCGAATATCGTGTTGTACAATAAAAGAATATGAATAGCTTCGCAGGAAAATATATTGCTTTGCAGACAACAACTTTGAGGGAGGTTGACGTCAATGGTTATAACAAGAAAGGAACTGGACTATTATCGGAACAAAGACAAGGAAATTGAAATGCGTATGGAGAAGTTGAAAAAGTGGCAGCTTATACTTCTTCGTGTTGAGAATTCATACGGCGTTGCCTTGCGTTCTGTGCCTGAGGGTGCAGATGTCATTAATGAGATAAAGTCCATAGTGAATTCTGCATCTGATTCTCTTGAAAGGATAGGCGAACTTGATAAGAAAATAGAGGAGCTTTTATCGTCTATTCAGGACAGCAAAATACGAACGGTGCTGTTCCATTATTACATATTGGGCGAGGACTGGGAGGACATAGCGGCCATACTCAATATTTCAAAAAGAAGCGTTTTGCGGCTTCACGGATATGGTCTTGAAACAATCAAACATATGCAGGAGGAAGAGAACGTCACTGCATAAGGGTAAAAAGAAAACGCATTTGGGGCAAAGAGTATTTCGGTACCCGAATGCGTTTTTGTGCGCATTTGATGAATTTACTGTATGAATGATCTTGCAGGAGTGCTGATGCCTCCTGCTTTTTTTGTCACGAGTTGTCACAGTTTGTCACGGTTTGTCACAACTTGTCACAGTTTGTCACGATTTGTCACAGGCAAAATGTTATTTTTTAATATTCGGCAGTATGCTGAATATGCAGTAATTCTGCGATAGCATAATTGCTGTGTCAATAAGCGCCAGCTGTTCCGAATATCGGAGCATTGCCGCTGACCGTGCCCGTTATCATTTTCAGTGCAATTCCTTAATGCTGTTTTTAAGGAAGGGAAAGGATTGACAGTGCTGTTGTACGCTGTGTACATAATGCGCTGTCGGTTCCCGACCTTTTGAAAGGAGAGCATTTTAATGAACAGAGAAATTCCGAGACCTTGTAAACACGGCGGCTGCCGCTGTCTTACCACAAACATAAGCGGCTACTGTGACAAGCATTCCGAGGATATATCCAAATACAGACAGTCATCTTCAAAGAGAGGATATGGCTACAAGTGGCGTAAGGCAAGAGAGACACATTTGCAGCTGCATCCTTTTTGTGAAGAGTGCAGGCGGCAGGGAAAGCCTGCGGTGCTTGCGACCGATGTTGACCACATCGTACCGCACAAGGGCAACCCTGTTTTATTTTGGGATCCCAACAACTGGCAGAGCTTATGTCACACCTGCCACTCAATCAAGACAGCTAAAGAGGACGGCGGCTTCGGAAGGTCGTGCCCTGACAGAGGGGTACCCCCCTCGCCTCGTGATTTCTGACCCCTTCAAAGGTTGACCGCGCCGTACATTCACACAAAAATAATTCCCACATCAGCTTTCTGCGGAAAATTTGTGAAAATCCGTCGACGGTCAAAAGGAGGCAAAATCAGAACATATGAACGCTCTTATCTTTGTCGGAACTGTTGCCGCCTGCTGCTTTCTGAAGCTCTTATATCAGCATATCAGGGAGAATGTGCTTCATCTAAAAGAGGGTGGACCCATTTTCAAGGGAAAATTTTCTTTAAAGGTGGGCTTGGTTGCTGATGAAGTTGAGCCGGAGCAGGTAAGTGAGGAATCAAGACATATAGCCTATCTTATTTGCAATGACCTTTATGTTGAAGGTATAGTGCCTTGTTTTGATGCTTTTCTTGCCGATCCTGATATTGAAGGACGTTTCTTATTTCTTTGTGATGGCGAAGGCTGTCCCGAAAAATGCCACTGTACAAATACGGAGTGCAGGCACACTTCCGATATTTGTCACGCCCGAAATTATGCAAAAATAGCCGGACAGATCATAAGAAAAGGCACCTGACAGCAGGGAGGTGAACAGGATTGCCTACACCAAGCAAACCTACTGTAGTAATAAAATCAGAAGGACGCTCACATCGCACAAAAGCAGAGCTTGAACTGCGGGAAAAGGCGGAAGCGGCTCTTGTAACGGGAAAAAAGCTCAAAATGAGAGCCGAGGTAAGGGCAAATCCTGCTGCAAAAAAAGAGTTCAATCGGGTTTCTAAACTGCTGGAGCTTATTGATAAAAATGATGCTCTTGTGGAGGGCGGCATAAACCGCTATTGTTCATTGACAGCGGAGGTCCTTGAATTTGAGGAGAAAAGAGAAGTGTTCTCCAAAAATATCGTTGACCTGCAGAAAGCCTATGATGAAGATCAGGCGCTTCATTCCGCTGATGAACGTGTGATACCCGCTCTTGATTACTTTAAGACCCTTGCTCAGATGGAGAGCGCCGTTATCAGTCTTGACAAGCAGGTAATGGCAAAGCGTAAAATGCTTCTGGACATTGAAAAGGAAAATATAATGACTATCGCCGCACAACTCCGTTCTATCCCGAAGAAAATCGAGGACGAAGAGGAAACGGATCCAATGGCACAGCTTTTTTCATCAAGAAATTATAATACAAGAGGTGCTTGATAAGTGCCTTTCAGTCAGGAAAAAGCCGATTTTGTAGTAAATTTCATTCAATGTCTTAAGCTTGGCGATGACTTCTACGGTCAGCCTTTTATGCTGCAGCCCTGGCAGAAAGAGGCGGTTTCCGAGTTTTACGGAACTCTCAAGGATAACGGCTTCCGAAAGTATTGGTATCTGTACTTTGAGATTCCGAAGAAGAACGGAAAATCTCAGCTTGCGGCGGGGCTCGGCCTTTATCATACCTTTGCCGACGGCGCATATGACGGAGAAGTATATGTGTGTGCTGCGGATAAGGATAATGCGTCTATTGTTTTCGATGCGGCGCTTTCAATGCTTGACCAGTGTCCTTTTCTGAAAAAGCGTGCAAAGGTCAAGGAATCGCAGAAAACCATCGTTGACAAGGTAACGAAGACAAAATTCAAAGTTCTTTCCGCTGAGGCATATTCCAAGCACGGCTACAAGCCGACCTGCGTTATATTCGATGAGCTTCACGCTCAGCCGAACAGAGACCTTTGGGACGTTATGACCTTCGGCTCAGGTTCTGCGAGAAAACAGCCTGTTTACATCGTGCTTACCACCGCAGGCTCCGATCCCGACCGTTTATCGATCGGCTGGGAGATACACGAAAAAGCCCGCAGGATATATGAATACCGCCACGGAAATAAAGAGTATGCGGATAATCCTACCTGGCTCCCGTTTATATGGGGTCTGGGCGGTGATTATGAGAAGATAAAGGACATTGACATCTTTGACGAAAAGGTGTGGTATCAATGCAATCCCTCACTTGGTATCACCATTGACATTGATGTTCTCCGCAGTGAAGCCCTTGACGCAAAGACAAGTAAGGCTTCCGAGCGGCTGTTCCGCTGGCTTCGGCTTAATCAGTGGATATCTGTAAAAACGGTAGGCTGGCTGCCTCTTACAGTCTGGGACGAAACAACGCTCCCGCCGTGTGAGATACCGGACCTCAAAGGACTGGAGTGCTGGGCGGGTCTTGACCTCTCAAGCACAACAGACCTTACCGCTCTTGTGCTTACATTTCCTCCGCAGGAAGGGCTTAAATTCTGGTTTCAGCTCATATTTGCGTGGAAACCCGAGGAGCTTATCAAGGAGCACGAGGTCAATGACGGTGTGCCGTATTCGCTGTGGGTGGAGGAAGGATATCTGCTGACATCGCCCGGAAGGACCATAAAGCACAGCGTTGTTGTTTCCAAGATTATTGAACTCAGCAAGATATATAGGCTCTCCTGGGTCGGCGTTGACCCGTGGCACGCATCTTATGTAGAGCAGGAGCTCACAGATGCGGGTATTCACGTTGCTGAGATACCGCAGAGAATTTGTGACCTTTCCCTTCCTATGAAGGACTGGGAAAGAATGCTGCTTGACAAGGAAATATTTCACGCTGAGAACCCTCTGGCCAGAATGTGCTTCGGAAATGTTGTGCTTGATGTTGATTCAAACCTTAACCAAAAGCCCGACAAGAAAAAAGCAAAAGCAAGGATAGATATCATTGCGGCGGGCATCAACTCTATTGCGATGCATTCTCTCAAACCCGCATATGTTGATATTTTTTATTCGCCTGATATACCTGATATATAAGGAGAACGTTTATGAAAAGTCGTAAAATATCCGCAAAAGTACAGGTCTTTTGCGATAAATGCAGCGGAGTTATAACAATTGAAGCTGCTTCTGTCAAAACAAAGCGGTTTTCTGACGGAATACAGTTTGATTACTTCCGATGTCCTCACTGCAATGAGGTTTATGTGACCCTCGTTACTGATCCGGAGCTCCGCAAGGATATGCTCCGCAGAGGCTTCCGTGGTTCTCCGGCAAGAATGAAAATTCGTGCAGATGCACTTAAAAGCGAACATATGCACAGAGTAAAGGAGCTGCCTTAAATGAAAAATACATTCCTTGTTTGTGACCACAGGATAGCCTACAAGCTGATGAAGGAGGGCTTTGAGTGCGTAAAGATAAAGCCTTCAAATAAAGCGCCCGGTGAGTGCCGTTTCGTGTTCTATTTCGTCAGCTCAGACACTTTTAAAGAGCGTTTTAACGCAATTTTAAAGGCTGAAATTGCGGAAAATCTGCAAAAAAATGAGCAAAATTGCGAAAAAAGCACCGAAAAATGCAGCGAAAATGCAGAAAAAGGCGATACAAACGCTGATTACAAGCATATTGCAAATATGCTCGATAAAATCTTTGACGGCGTTACTGCTTTGAACTTTGCTGTTGCTTCCCGAAGCTCCGACAAGGATAAGGGGTGATAGGCTTGGGGTTCCTGGACAGATTCAGAAAAAAGAAGGGGTCGATCTATGTTGATCAGCACAATTCCTTTTATACATTTGACAACACCACCTTAGCCGGCAATGAGACGTTGTTTGCGGCGGTATCAATGCTTTCAAATGCCATAGCCTGTGCACCTATAACGCTCAGACATAATTTCGATAAGGTCAAGCCTTCCGAAAGCAGTGTTGCACGGTTGTGTGCCTTTGGTTTCAATCCGAGTATGACCACATTTGAGTTTATCCGTTCTATGGAAGCGGAGAGAAACTGCTCAGGGGCTGCATATGCGCTTAAGGATTATGACCGAAGCGGCCGTGTGAAAGCCCTGTATCTGCTGAAAAGTGCTGAGGTAACGCCTGTGGTGCAACGGGGTACACACGAGCTTTACTATCATATTCTTAACGGCGAGATCAACGATTATATCCACTGCAGTCATATTATCGAGGTCGATTATATTTCAACAGACGGCTATACAAAGGGTATCAAGCCCATTGATGTTTTGCGGAACACATTCGACTATGACCGAAAGATAAAGGAGTTTTCCGTAAGACAAATGGATTATGGCTTAAAGCCGAATATCGTTATCAAGATTGAAGGTTCAGCACTGAACACTCCTATAATGGACAAATACGATGAAATGATAGCCAAGTATAAGCAGACCGGTATCCTGTATCTTGACTCTATGAAGGAGATAAAGGATATGCAGGCAAGCAATGTTATTGACCCCAAGGTATTTGAAGCGGAGCAGATAACCATAAAAAAGGTCGCTTCCGTTTTCAATATCCCCGTGTCAAAGCTGTGGGGCGATACGAAGTCGGGATCCTCCGAGGAAGCGGATCTTATGTATCTCAAGGATACTCTCCTTCCCATTATCCGAATGTATGAGCAGGCTTTTACAAAGGGGCTGCTTTCGGAGGTGGAGCGGGCGGACGGATATGAGATAAAGTTCAATATGAACGGATTTGCAAGAGGAAATATGTCCGTAAGAGGTGAGTTTTACCAGAAAATGATCCGAAACGGCATTTACAGTCCGAATTTCGTTCTTGAGCTTGAAGACCTGCCGCCTTATGACGGCGGTGATGTTCATTACATCAGTAAGGATCTTGTGGACGTAACGCTTCTGCCCGAAATAACGGCAAAGGAGATAGCAGGAGGAGGTGAGAAAAATAGCAGCGGAAAAGAATTACTTTGATATCCGTAATGTTACGGAGAATTCGGCTGAATTATACATCTATACGCCCATCGATCGCTGGGGAGAGGAGTACGGCTGTAAGAGTGCGGCAAATGTTCAGAAGGAGCTTAAAGCTATCGAGAACGTCAAGCAGCTTAAGGTTTATATCAATTCCCCCGGAGGCTCTGTTTTTGAGGGTATGACAATCAAGTCAATGCTTTCAAGACTTGACTGCAAAAAGACGGTGTATATTGACGGCCTCTGTGCATCGATCGCAACTGTAATTGCTTTCGGTATCGGTGCTGAGGTGCATATGGCAGGCACCTCGCTTGTTATGATACATAACGCTATAAACGATGTTTACGGCAATTACAGGGACTTTGAAAAGGCAGCGAATGATCTTAAAAAGATCGACACCAGTCTCGCTTCCGTGTATCTTCAGAGAACCAATGGCAGTCTGAGTGAAAAGGAAATACGGGACTTTATGGATGCCGAGACCTGGTTTTCAGCAGAAGAGTGTTTATCCTACGGCTTCATTGATTATATCGATGCTGTCGGAACACAGCAGGCTTGCCTGCCCAAGGATTACTATAACCGCTATAAGAACGTGCCCTCAAACGTTATTATGGACGGCGGAACACCGGAGCAGGACGCTTCGGGAAATGCAGCGGGAACTTCTTCCGATGAACCTAAAAAGCGTGAAATGACAGCAGAAGAAAGGGCTGTCCTCGAAAGTGCCGAAAGGGTGCTTGCCGAGTACGAAAAAAGAAAGGATGATGTTTATGCCCGCTATGACTACACCTAACAGATGGACTCTCGAACAGACAAGAGCTGGTGTTGCCGCAAATCTTGAATCTGAGAAGAAAAAGCTTTCCGCTATGTACTCCGATGTGACTACAAAGGCAGAGGACAGAGAAAAGCAGCAGGCCGTTGTTGCCGATCTTACCGAAAGACTTTCAGGTATCAACAAGCAGATCGCAGAGTATGATGCCGATGCACAGGCTCAGCTCAATGCTGCACGCAAGACGGAGCCCGAAGGGGTTATGTCAGATAAGGATAAGTTCAAGGCAGCGTATGCCGACCTTATCAAGGCAACAATGAAGAAGGGCGCGGTACCCGATACCGCAAAGGCTGTACTCAAGCTTGATGACGGCACCACAGGCGGCGGTTCTTTCCTGCCTAAGACTGTTTCCACTGAGATCGTTACTGAGCCTATGGTCAAGAACCCGCTCAGAGAGCATTCAAGATTTACTTCTATTTCCAATCTGGAAATTCCCCGTCTTGACTTCTCTTCCGATGATGACGATTTTATCGCTGACGGCGAGACTGCAAAGGAGATCACTGCAAAGGGTTCAACCATTGCTTTTGGAAGAAACAAGTTCAAGGGCTTTGTTGATATCTCCGAAAGCGTGCTGCTCTCCACTGTGGCTAACCTTGTAAGCTACGTCAATGCGGGACTTGCTTCCGCTCTTGCCACAAAGGAAAGAAAGGTCGCATTTGCTGTTTCTCCCACCAAGGAGTCAGAGAAGCATATGAGCTTCTACGAAACTACTGTAGGCATCAAGAAGGTCGAGGGAACAACAATGCTTTCCGCTATCAGAGCGGCTATTGCAGACCTTGACGATATGTTCCTTGAGCGTGCAGAGGTTTGTATGAGACGTGCTGACTATCTTGCGATCGTTGAGTCTCTTGCCAACGGCAACGCTACACTTTACACTGCACCTCCTGAGTCTATCCTCGGCGTGCCTGTGTTCTTCTGCAGCAGTGCTGTAAAGCCTGTTGTCGGTGATTTCTCATACTCTCATTTCAACTATGAGCCTGCTATTCAGTATGAGTCTGACAAGAACATCAAGACCGGCGTCAACAGCTTTGTGATTACGGCGTGGTACGACCACCAGATCAAGCTTGCTTCTGCCTTCCGTATTGCGGAAGTAAAGAGTGTCTGATACAGCCGAAAGTGAAGATAAGGCGATAAATCAGTCCCCGTCTTCACAGTCTGCTGATGAAGGCACAGCCTCCTCCGAAAATGTCAGTGCCTTAAGTGCTGACATTTCGGGAGCGGCAGACAATGCCGATTATTCGGCTATGACGGTAACTGAGCTTAAGGACATTGCAAAGTCAAAGGGTCTGACAGGCTACAGCACGCTTACCAAAGCAGAGCTTACAGAGCTGCTTGAAAATTCATAAGGTGCGGTGATCAAATGCCCCGTGAGTATCATATCGAAGAAGAAGAGATCCTGCGGGTAGCTCACTATATAGGCACATCGGTTGAGCCTGCTTTTTCCGATTCCGACAGGGAATATCTTCTTATCAAAGGTCTTATTGAACAGGCATACGAACGCCTTTATCAGACAACAGCCGTCAATTGGACAGAGGTGCATAATCCTATGGTCACAGATGTGGTCAATGGTCTGTGCTTTATATCCTATTATGCTATGCGTGATGATGCCAAGAACACTACATTTTTGGAACGATACGTAAACAGCAGGATATTTGATCTTCAGATGACCGATGAATCGACGGCGGCAAGGAGGGAGCAGCTTGACAGTTAAAAACAAGACTATTGAGTTTCTTCACAAGATCATTACCCGAACCGAACTCGGACAGGAGAAGGCAGACTGGGTGTGTGAGCACGAAGCACTTGCCGCTGTTTCCCTTGCATCGGGAAAGCTTTATTATGAAGCCGCCCGAACGAATGAACAGGATACCGTACTTTTTGAGACACGATTTGCCCCTTGGATGGAGGAGCTTAACAAGGTGGATTGGCGTATCAGATACAAGGGTACGGTGTACCGCATAAAGCAGATGGCGAATGTTAAGGAACGCTGCTTTGAGGTCCAGTTCAGGGGGGTGTCTGCTCTTAATGATTAAGCTTGCAGACTTTCCCTCGCTTATGCAGAAAATCGGCTTTCCGTTTGCTTATCACGATTTCCGCAGCAAAGAGAATATGCCTGACTATCCATATTGCGTGTGGTATTGCAGCGGTTCGGATAATTTCGGTGCGGATAATGTGACCTTTGCAGAAATGCCTACAGTTATCATTGAGCTCTACACCGAGGTCAAGGAGCTTGCAGCAGAAAAGAAAATAAAAAACGCACTGACTTCCGCAGGTCTCTATTATGATACGACAGAAAGTGACCTTGAAGAAGATTCGGTACACGTTGTTTATTTCACAGTCCCGCTTATGGGCTGAATATCAAGAAAAGGAGATGTAAATTATGTCCGGTGAAAAGAACAAGATCGAGTACGGTCTGTGTAACGTGTATTATGCCCCTCTGAGCTATGACACAGCTCTGAAGAAATATACATATGAAACACCCGTACCTATCCCCGGCGGCGTATCGGTATCATTTGACCCTTCAGGTGATGCCAACCCCTTTTATGCCGACAATATCGTTTACTTTAACGTAAAGACCAATGCCGGTTATGAAGGCGACCTTGAGATCGCAACTATTCCCGATTCGTTCCGCACCGATATTCTCGGTGATAAGGCCATTGACGGAATGCTGGTCGAGAACTCGGACGCACAGGGCAGGGAGTTTGCTCTGATGTTCCAGTTTGAGGGCGATGTTTCCGGAAAGCGATTTGTATTCTACAGATGTTCCGCACAGCGTCCTACTATCGCTTCTTCCACAAAGGAAGAGTCTACTACTCCTAATACAAATACCCTTACTCTTACCTGTATGGCAAGAGAAAACGACCACAATATCAAGTCCTCTCTGCTTGAGTCTCAGAACAAGGAACGCTACGGCAAGTGGTTTACCGCTGTTCAGGAGCCTACCGAAGACGCAGCCTGATTATGGTCGGAGTATAAAAAGTGTGATTACATCGGCACATTGGCTTGATGCTGATGTGCCGATTTTTCAAGAAGGTGAGAAAATGGGCATATCTTATGGGCTGAGCAAGTTATATTATGCGGTTTTATCCGATAACGGATACGGCACACCGAAAAGTATTCCCGGTGCGGTCAGAATAAATCTTGACCCTGTTATCAGAGAAATAAAGTTTACGGGTCTGGACGGAGAGGAGAAAACACCCTACACGATCTTTGACGGGTATAACGGCACAATAGAATTTGCGGGGCTGACAGAGGATTTTATGAAGGATATCCTCGGCTATACGGCGGCAGAAGACGGAACACTTATCGAGGTCGTTCCCTCCTTTGTACTTCCGAAATGCGCTTTGCTTTTTGAAACGTCAGGCACTGTCGCAAGGCACAAGTATTTTTACAGCACGTTCTCCCGTCCTGCCTTTTCTGCGGAGACTACAAGCAATTCCGTAAAGATAGACCCTGTTTCGCTTTCGGTATCCATACGAAAGCACCCGACTACCAAGGAATTTAAGCGTATATCCTCAAACATATCAGCAGCTTCATATAAAAACTGGTTTGCGGCGGTGATGTAAATGATAAAAACCATAAAGGTAAAAGATACGACATTCAATCTTGCCGCAACAGGCAGGGTGCTTATTGAGTACAAGCAGCAGTTCGGGGTTGAATATTACGATGATTTTCTGCGGATAAAGGCGGTCAATCTGAACATATCCGCTGATGTAGTACAGAGGGCAGCTATTACGCTTGAGGTCGGATATCGGCTCATATGGAGTATGGCAAAGGCTGCTTCGCCTGAGACCATACCCGACCCCGATGTGTGGATGGACAGCTTTGAGAGCTTTCCTCTTGTGGAGCTTCTTCCGCAGGCTATGGAGCTTTTGGAGAAAGCATTTGACCAGGCGATAGCCGACGGCGGGAGCGGTTCGGGAAAGCTCACTGCTGAAAATCTTACCGCTTGCTGTCTGGCCTGCGGAATGAGTATGAATGATATAAGCAATATGTCGATAGGCTTTTTGCTTAACAGTATAACGGAATATATAAAGATCAAGAACGGCGGCAAGTCTCCTTCGGGAACAAAGCGTAAGGCGACACAGGCTGATTTTGATGCGTTTTAAATGCTGAGGAGCAGTTATGACTATAATTGAAGCTGTAGCTATAATGCTTGGTGGCGGTGGTTCATCAGGAACTACTGACCCGTTTGAGAACGTTAGCAGTATAGTGTATTATCAGCAAGATACGACATTGAAAGACTGTTATTATGACGGTTCATCGTGGACATATTACACCGAATATGTGGTCCCCGCTAACAGTATATCTATAAACCGTGTTATAACTGAGACTGTTGATAATAAAAAACATTTCACATACTATTATCACCCATTTCAGTTACTCATTAATAACCTTGATGCTATTGATGAGTCGGTGTATGGGCTTAAGGATATAAAGAATGATAAGGTATATTTACTGGAGGGTTTCTGATGACATTTGCTGATGCAGCCGGAATAATGATTGGAGACAGCGGCGGAAGCAGTGCTGAACCTACATTACCGGATACTATAACCTATAAAGATGTTGACGATTATAGCGGCAAAATAACCGAACAGTATTCTGACGGCAATAAGCGTGAAATACTGGTCAGTATATCCAACAAAGGTACTATTAATGAGACAATAACAAGTCTCCGATTTCTGCTTGCTGATGGTACCGTTGAAAAGCAAATAAATTTCAGTGGATTCTATGTGGGGTGATCAAGTGAATAGACGGCAATTCTTAGGTCGCCTTTTTCAAGGGATTCAGACCTACTATACCTGTAAATATGGCTTTGGTATGTATCATAACTGGCATCAACACAGACCTCTGGTAAATATAAAGGTCGCATGCTATTATCGGCGGACTGAGGGGGAAAAATCAGTGCTAACCAGTTTTATGAAGAATGATTTGATTTTAGCCATATATAGAATCGACGGTGACGCTAAAGAACTTGTTAAATGCACCGCTTATTGGGACAGTGATAAGCTTGTGAACACATATATGGCAAGTGGCTGCGCTGTTTATAACGTACCCGAAGGTAAATATGCAGTAGAGGTGTTACAGGTTGGTAAAGGAATAGCCTTATCTAAATCGGAGGTAAATAAAACCTATATTGATGCCACAGTCGATAGGACAACGTTACAAAACAATAATTATGGATATGTGTCACCTGCTGAAATCAATGTAGAACTCATTTTCGATATTAGTGGGGTGTACTTTAAACCGAAACCAAAGCTACAAACCAATGGATCTTTATACCCTGTTGGTCCCTCATATTCGACGCGTTACATAGAGTACCACACAGACGTTGATCAATCAAACGATCAAGCCGTATGCAACGCAAACCGTAATTTGATCAGGTACGGTTGGTCTCCAAATATAAGCGGACAACAGTATAAGCTCGGACCGATATATGAAGTTTATAGTGACATAGAGGCATATGAATTTAATAGGATCGGCTTATCTACTAAGATCGGCGAAGTTGACTTATATCTGTATCCCGGAATAGGCACATATGAAATAAATAACATATGTATAAACAACAATTTGGACTTTGACGAGTTCTACACTTTTGATACCCAGCAAGTAGGAGAAGTATCATATGTGGATTATGCATATGATCGAGTCGATATGCAAAGCACGACTGTACATAGATGTATGGTGTATAATGCATTGTTTAACACACAACAAACGATAACAAGCGGTGCCGGCGGTACCGGCGGTACCGAAGATTTCGACATAACGGTTTTGGCTCGCTGCAATGGCGCCTCAATGAACCCGTCTATTGATAGTTCATCGGTTGGTAGACTGACACGAAGAACTTCCACTGTTAGAAATGGTACCCGTTATTGGGGGTACAAATATGGATATTTGCAGGTGCGCACAAATACGCTATGGGACGAATTAATGGTCGGTCAGAGACAAATGATTGAAGTTAAGCCCCAGGTAACGAGTCACATAGACTTGTCACCGGATTTTGGCATACCGGAAAAGCCCCCGCATACATTGTTTGCTGATGTTGCGGCTGCATTTGACTCAATGGGGACGGAAGCTGAATCGTTGGTGACTGTGGCAGAGGGTATGTATATAAATGCTGCACTCGCTAATCGGGATCTTTACCCATCCGATGATATTACGCCATGGACAAAAACGAAAGTATCAAGAACTGTTGTAAGCAAACCATTACCATTAGATATTGTGTTTGGGCATATGACAGATTGTTACAACTTAATTGGTGATGACTCATACCCGGAAGGAACTTGTCATTATGAACCTATGGCTGCCAAGTTTGCCATACCGGGTCTTCTCGATTACGACCCGGACCATCAGTGTAATAACGACAATATGTGGATGTATATTGACAGCAATATTCCAGCGCTGTTTCTTAAACAAACCCCAACACCAATTGATCTTAATTCGGTCCCGGACCACAAAATCGGATAATTCATTTGCGGTGCTTTGCGCAAGGCAGTTTTTTTAAATATAAGTAGGAAGGTATTATGGGTATAAAAGGATTGGATCATTTAGCAGATGACATAGTAGAAGCCTGCTCAAGCAGTGTGGGTTTGGACAGTTTATCGGAAAGCTGTCTTGAAGCTGCTAAGGAATGTGCATCGGATTGTGTTGAAAACATCAGGACTGATTCACCCTCTGACAGCGGAGACTACAGAAAAGGCTGGGTGATGCGCAAGACCAAAAACGGATATGTTGTGTATAACAAGACACGTGCGAATCTTGAAATGCTACTTGAACACGGTCACCTTATCACAAGGGGGGCGGCAAAGGGTAAGCGAGTTCCTGCTAAACCCCATATTTATGATAATGCCGATGATGCAAGAGAAAAATTCTATAATATGTGCGTTGATATAGTATCCGGCGGACTGAGATTAAAGTTTAAGAGGAGAAAGTAAAATGGCAGAAACAAGGGGCGTAAAAATAAAATTTGAGGCTGATGATAGTAAGCTTCAATCATCTCTGCGTGGTATAGAAAATGAATCAAAGAAGCTTCAGAAAAGCCTTAAAGAAATTGACCGTCTGCTTGAGCTTGACCCCTCAAATACCACACTTCTTACCCAAAAGCAGGAGCTTTTGGCAAAGTCTATTGAGAATACGTCCAAACAGCTCCAAGCTATGGAGTCCGCACAGGATAAAATATCTGCAGGATATGCCAATTGGCAGAAAAATAAAGAGGCTATTGAGGCAAATAAGGAAGCTATAGAAGCACTTCACCGTAAACAGTCTGAGCTTACCGAAAAAAGCAAGGAAGCTCAGAAAGCCTTTGAAGCAGGTCTTATACCAAAAGAAACACTTAATGAAACACATAAGGCAGTTGGAGATGTAATAAATCAAATTCGTGACCTGAAAGCAGAACAGGATAAATTAAAAGGCGAAGAAGGTATAGTAAGTGAGGACACATATCAGCATTACATAACTAATACAGAACGCCTCAGAATTAACCTTCAGAACCTTAACAAGCAGCAGGAACAGCTTAACGCAAATCTTCAGGGGGCAGATTCTGCCGCTGACGGAGCGGCTAAAGCAGTTGATGAACAGGCACTTGCCGCTGCCAAAGCCGCAAGAGAGGAAGAAGAACGCAGGAAGGCAGTAGAGCAGGCTAAGGAAGCTGATAAAAAGGCAAAGCAGTCCTCAAAGGAATACGCCAAGGCTCTTGATGAACTCAAAAACTCAGCAGGCAAGGTCAAAGATGATATAAAGGGAATGGCTACAGCAGTTGCTGCAGGCATTACGACTGTAAGCTCCGCTGTTGCCGCAGGTACAACAGCCGCAACAAAGGTTGGTATGGAATTTACCAAGTCTATGTCCAATGTTGAGGCACTTTCCGGAGCAACTGCAGAAGAATTTGAAGCACTTGAAAAGGCTGCCGCTGATGCAGGTGCCAATACCTCAAAAACCGCTTCACAGGCAGCGGACGCATTGGGCTATATGGCTCTTGCAGGCTGGGATACGTCTCAGATGCTTGATGGACTTATGCCTATTCTGAGAGCTTCGGAAGCCGGCTCTATGGATTTGGCGACCTGTTCGGATCTGGTCACCGACTCTATGTCGGCAATGGGTATCGCTGTTGGTGATCTGAATCATTACCTTGATGTATGTACGAAAGCACAGTCATCGTCAAATACTTCTCTTCAACAGCTTTTATCTGCATATGTCGGCTGCGGCGGTACTCTTAAAAATCTGAACGTATCAATTGAAGAGTCAGCTTCCGTACTGGGTATGCTTGCAAATCGTGGTATCAAGGGAGCCGAGGCCGGAAATGCGCTCAACTCTATTCTTGTAAACCTTGTGGGTGCAAATAAGAGTGCAGCAAATGCTATGTCTGCCCTTGGTGTATCTGCCTGGGACGAGAACGGCAACTTTATAGGTCTTGCCAACACTCTTAAAACGCTCAATGATGCGCTTTCAACCTGCACAGACGAGGAGAAGGCATTGTTTGAAGCCCGTATCGGCGGCAAGACTCAAATGGATACTCTCCAGGCTCTTATTTCGGGCATTTCGGGAGAGTATGACAACCTCAATGAAAAGCTGAACAATGCCAAGGGCGCTCTTGAAAGCACAGCACTGACTATGCAGGACAACCTTTCGGGCGACCTGACCACTCTGCAGAGTACCTTGGAAGGCGTAGGCATAACTATATTTGATTCTCTTGAAGAGCCTTTCCGTTCTGCGGCAAAGGAAGCTATCTCCTCATTCAGACGGCTCAACGATAATCTTTCAGATGAAGAAATGAGCGAAAGTCTGAAAAAAGTAGCAGAAGCTCTCAAGACTTTGCTTACAAAAGCTGCGAATGTGGCTGCCGATGACGCTATTCCCACTCTTATAAAGTGGCTTGAATGGATAGCAGACCACGGTGCGGGAGTACAATCAACTATACTTTCCATTGGAGGTGCTTGGGCTGCCTGGAAGATAGGCTCATTTGCTTCACATATCGCTGCAATGGTAAAGGCTCTCATAAATTATCAGGCTGCCGCCGCTGCGGCTACAGCAAGCCAGGTTGAGATGAATGCCGCTGCGGCCGTTAATCCTTATGTACTTTTGGCTACAGCTATTGCCGCTTTGGTCGTTGGCATCGTGTCATATGTCAAGGCAAAGAATGACGAGCTTAAAGCAAGCAGGGAAGCGGAAGCCGCTTTTTCCGAGGAAACGACTGCACTTAAGGAACAGGCAGAAGCTTATAAGGAAAATGCCAAGGAAGCCGAAAAGAATATAAAAACGATCGACCACAATGCCGATACGATGCAGTCATTGTGGAATGAGATTCAGCTCCTTGTTGATGAGGAAGGACGGGCAAAGGGTTCTTCTGAAGGACTTGAAAGTGCGATATCCCGTCTGAACGCTATATCCGGAGAGAATATTGAGGTCGTAAATGGTCAGATAACAGGCTATAAGGACCTCAAAGCCTCTATGGACGACCTTATAGAAAGCCGCAGAAACCAGGCAAAGCTTGACTATTTACAGGACGACTACGTTGATGCTGTTTATAATATTGATCAGGTTAAGCAGCAGCAGGCAGACGTGATCGCACAAAAGGAACAGTTTCAGAAAGAACTTGATGACGCTAATGCAAAGGGCGAAAAAGCCGTAGAAGCTTATCAAGCTTATCTGAATGATCCTGCAAATTTTAAAGTTGAAGACTGGGGCTTTAAAGACCTTGATGAGATAGACACTGCACGCTATTTCGACACTTTTGACCTTGAAAAACAGGTCAGAGACCTGAAAAGTCAGGAGCAGTCCCTTAATGATATCGTTGCCTCATATGAAAAGACTATCACAGAGTATGAGGACATAGCCACAAATGCAAGCTCCGACAAGGTAATGGATAAAAACGAAGCTATAGCGTATGGTTTCCAGCAGGACGCAAAAAAAATTGCAGATGAAAACCGCAAAAATGCCGAGCTTGCCGCTATGGGCGTTAAGCAGTCCTGGGAGGACCTTGTTGCAGATCTTGAGGATCTCGATAATCAGCTTGCAATAAAGAACATAAGCGAGGACGATTATTGGGAACAACGCCGCCAGCTTCTTGAAGACAGTCAGTACAAGGAAGATGCCGAGTGGCACAAGTATTACGATAAGGTTCAGGATCACTACGATAAGGTAGCCGATGAAGATAAGAAAAATGCAGACAAGCAGCTTAAGGAGCGGCAGGCAAAGGAAAAAGAAGACCTTGAAAATAAAATTGATGCTCTGAAGCTCAAGGAAGAGACTGAGGACAGCTATACCAAAGAAATGCTCTACAATGAGATGGAGATACTCATTGCAGGACTTGATAAGGAAAGCGACCTCTACAAGAAATATAACGAGGAGATCATAAAGGGGCGTAAGGCTCTTGCCGATGAGACCTCCAAAACAATAAAGGAAGGTCTGAAAGAGGACGTATCCGATATTGAGGACCAGATAAAGAAGATATCCTCCGAATATCAGACAAATATCAAAAAGCTTCTGAGTGACAAGGACACCTATTTCAATAAGCTCTTTGACACCAGTGAATTTACCTCCAAATCAACTCAGACCGTTAATGGTAAGACGGCTGATGTGTTCAGTCTGTCTGACCCGGAAGAGGCTTATAAAAAGTTAAATGCTTACGATAAAGCACTGGACAAGCTGGAGAAAAAGGGCGTTTCACAGAATGTTCTTGACTGGATAGATACACTTGATGTTGAAACAGCAAAGAACACCATTGACACTCTGAATAATATGTCGGATAAAAAGCTTCAGAACTATTGCAACAGCTTTGACAAGTACAAGAAAAAAGCTGAAGAAATGTCCTCGGCTAAATATGACCCGCAGATAGAAGAACTGAACAACGGTTTTGTTGAAAAGGTAAATACTCTTCTCGGTCAGCTTCCGAATGCCGCCGAAAACACCGGTGTTCAGACTGCACAAGGCTTTATAAAGGGTCTGATGGGCAGCAATAAGGATATATCCACTGCAGTAAGCACCGTTACTTCAAATATTCTTGACCAGATCAAATCAGACCTTGATATCCATTCTCCCTCAAAGGAAACAGAGTCCCTCGGTGAATATACGGCAAAGGGCTTTGTCAATGGTTTCAATGCTGAGAATATGTCTGATGCGGTCGATACCTTTGCTGACAGCTTCATTGCCAAGCTTGCGGAAAAGGATCCTGATATCCGTTCTGCGCTTGAGCAAGCTTTTACAGGCAATATGAATGCGGTCATAAATGATATGAATGCTCTTGCCGATAATGCTCTCAGCAACATAGCGGCGGTTGTGGCAGAAAAGGTGCCGCAGCTTCCCGACATATCAAGGCTGTCCATACCGACAGTAGAAGTATCTAAGGCAGTAAGCTCATCTTCGGAAGCGGCTTCGCTTGAACAGGTAAGTGCAAAGCTTGATTCGGTAATAGATCTTCTGAACAAGCTTGCAGTATCAAACAACAGTCTCCCGATCGCTCTTGATCTGACTGTTTCGGGAAGACTGCAGGCGGATATGAACAGCATTACCGCAGTTATTCAGCAGAGGTTCAGCAACATAGCAATTCAGACAGGCAAAAAAGTATTCAACTATTAAGCGAGGTGTATGTGATGATAAAGATAGGCACTCTTGATATTACTTCAAAGATAAAATACGGCGGCATTACTGAAAGCCTCGAAGCGATAGCTGCTGAGGATAGCACAGAGAGCCGCAAGGGCGCCTATTCTGTATCATCATTATCCTTGGGCTGCCTTACTGATACGGAAAAGGCTGAGATAGAACAGTATGCGTTTTCAAGCTCGGTGGAATTTACGGTTGATGATGCTGCGGTCACTGCGGCTATTGAAAGCTGTTCAAGTACGCTGACGACTGAACAGGCAGATTTTAGCTTATGGGATATGAGCCTTAGCGTTAAGACCCGTAACCCGATATAGGAGGCACCTGAATGCAGATAACTATTGATAAAATCGCTGTATCTGAGTATGTGCAAAGCTACTCCGAAACGATAGAAAAGGTCTATGATACTGCCAACAGCTTTATCGCATCGGACGGCACTGAACACAAGAAATGCAAAGGCTCACGCAAGAAAATCAGCATTTCTCTCGGTAATGTTCCGGTAAGGGTGAAAAATCTTCTTAAAGTGAAAAGCAGCCTGTCACAGGTGACAGCCAATATTGCAGGAAACAGCTTTGCCTGCACACTTGATGATTTCAGTGCTGTAAGTGTTATTCAGGCAGGGGAGCTTGACCTCTGGACTGTGGGGCTGACTATCTCTCCTGTTGATATCTCCTCAAAGGGAGCGGATACTGTATGCGATTTCTCGGTAACGCACTTAGCTACTGAGTATTCTTTGACCAACGGCTATTTGTCAGATGATATCCGTATTTCCGTAAATGCGGGCGGAGCACCTACATCGGGCATTTGCGCCGCACAGCTCACTTTTAAGATAAACACTGCAAAAGTGGGATTTCGTCCTTATATTGATGCCTGCGGAGTCTGCACAGTCAATGGCGTGAATGCCCCTAAGTTCTATGTATCGGGGCGGTCATTTGAAAATAACACCTACACTGTGACAGCTACAGACCGCACCCTGTTCCTTGATGCGCCTTTCGATTATACAACGCTTACAAGCCTTGTAACATCGGATAAGACCGTTGCAACGTCTTCTGTGGTTTCCGAGATCGCACGTCAGTGCGGCTTCAAAAGCGGCAGCACAGGCTCTCTCCTTGACCGTATGCCTATTGCAGATCTAACCTCGACCTGCAGAAGTATTCTTGACAGCATATCGGCTATTGAATGCGGTGTATTTGTGTGCACGATAGATGAGAGCCTGAATTTCATCAAATTCGGCTCATACGCAAGTACATTGAAGCTTGCCCCTGATAAGCACACGGACGTGAGTGTAGGTGCAGATATAGGACCTATTGCAGGTGTTCAGCTTACCAACAACAGTACTTCTACCGATTCGGCGGAAGTATATTCGCAGGGCAGTGTGGGTGACTCCCTGCAGTCCATTCTTATCACATCGAAATACTCCACAGAGCAGCGTGCGGCGACCCTTTACGAATCGGTTGAGGGCAGGACCTTTACTGCATTTTCTATCGATCACGCCATTGTATCTGACTATGTTCCACTTTGCACACAGGTACAGTTTACCGATAGTGAAGATACGTTCATAGCAGGAGAGGCGACAACGATACTTTCCACAACAGGCATATACGCAGCCCTCGGTGCCTCAGTGAACGTTGAGACCGTGTGGGACTATGACGGATCCCTGACGAGACAGGTCAATGCACAGATAGCCGCAGGACGCAAGTATCACGGTGTTTCCATTACCACAAAGGACGGATTTGTGTGTGAGGGTACTGCGGGCAAGATAGAGATGTCTGACGGAACGATGGCATTTTGGTTTTCTTCTGAGCCTAAGGTCAATGAGGGGTGACGCAGATGTCGGAGAATAAAGTTGAAATGGAAGACCAAAAGTCTCGTTGGAAACGAGCATATAAGAAACAGGAGAGTGATGCAGATGTCTGATGTAAAAGCCGTAGTAGAGGATCTTGGCGATGGACTTTTTCGTTTAAGTCCTGATGTCTGCCCTGAATGTATCAAGCCCCTTATCGGGGTTACCCGTGTATCTGACAATGAAGTGAAATTTGAATATGATAATTTCTTTTTGATAGTTACAGCAGAGGGCACAGGTTCAGAGCGGCACAACTTCCGATGGAAACGGGTCTATAAGCCCAAGGCAGATGATGATAATGTCGATAGTACTGATAGCTGATGATAAAGCGCTTATCGTTTAGGAATATGCAGATTTGCGATAACAGGTATTTTACGGACGAACAAATACACAAAGATATAGGTGATCTATTATGAGACTTTACCGGACTGACGGCTCCGGAGATGAAAGACATAATTTAAACCGGAAGAGAGTTTACAAGTAAGGAGAGTGCAGAGCTATGCGTGAATACTTATTTGAACTGAGGAAAAAAGTTGGGCTTAGTCAAAGAGAAGTATCTGAAAAAATGGGACAAAGATACGGTGCTATAGAAAAGGGACGCTGCTGGGCTGAGATTACAGTAGAACGTGCCGCTCTGTTAGCTTCTGCACTGGATACAACTCCTGAATTTATAATGGAGAAAGAAAAGAGTGAGGGCGGGTATGTTGGAAGGCATGACTATTTATTGACAGGAGATACTATAAATTCAGTCCGTGCAGGAACATCATCTAAACAAGAAGCATATGCATTGCCTTTGACTAAGGAAGAACAAGATTTTGCAGAGTCGTATCACTGGTATGCCAAAAAAAGTATAGATATTCTTCGGTATCAAGATCTTTCGTATGCTCGTGAAAAGGGTTGGCTGTCTTATGAAGATTTTGAAGATGTAGGAATGCTTTATTATTTGCAATCAGTTAAATGTATTTTTGTTATTAAGCGTGAAAAAGCTGATTATTTTGAGGGGATTGCTGTTAAAGATTATTGGTACAGAGCTGTAATATCCAAACGAATAAAGCAGGGGTTAAGCAAGGAAATACGAAGGGTCAAAGCGGTTTCCCGCAGGAGCAATACAACTGCATTTGCTCTTGATAAAGAAAAATATAAAGAAGGAGAAGACGATTTTTATAACTTTATCTTTGCTCAAGATATACCGGTATCAGTTCAGGCAGAAAGTGGTTGGTTTTTGCATAATTTATATAAGTATTTATCACCTGAGCAGATTGAAGTTTGCGGCTATTTGATTTCGGGGTACTCTCCTGCAGACTTGGTAAGAAATAAAATATCGACACTGATTGAAATAGGAAAAATAAAATTTTATCTTATACAAATGCAAAAATACGGAAGAGTTTTATGGACAGCCGATGAGTATATAAGTGGGGAAAAGGGAGTTTCTTTCAATTTTTATCTTAATAAATGGGAGGTAGGAAAATATTACAAAAAGAAAGTATATGCCTTAGGCGCATATACAGATTTGGTTACAGCAATTGATGTTTCAAGATTGGCAGAATATCATTGTGTACAGGATGATTTTAATTTATGGTATAAAAATCACCTTCAGCCTAATGTGTATAGCGAATTAGCATTTACATATCCAATGGATCTGGCAGATGATATAGACCTGCTTAATTCAGATTTCAATGGTATAAAAATAAATATGAGCACAAGACACACTATGGAAAAAGCCACTCTTGATAAACCGGTCGGATGCCAGCGTATGCGCCCGGGATCGTCTTCGTGGATGGCATCTGTCGGGAAAAAAAGTCTGGGTGCATTTAAGTCATTGGAAGAAGCGATAGATGCTCGTAACTTGGCTATAGACCATATTCGTTTAGGTGACTTCGAACAATGGTTTGCAAAATATAAAGAAGAAAAAAAGAAAAGTCAATTTCCACCCTTGCATTCTTACTATCACAAAGAAAAAAACGCATATCACGTTGAACACGTATTTAACCGTAAGCGTACAGTTTTCGGTTATTACAATTCAGAGGAAGCTGCTGCCGCTATAGTTGAACTCGGAAATACTCATATCAAAAAAGGAGATTTCTTTGAATGGGCTGCTGCTTTTAATGCAGAACGTAAAAGCAAAGAGAATAAGCCTGCAGGAAAGCCAAAGAAAACAAGGCTTAAGCAGAATGTGACAGATCTTGTGGAGGTTCAAAATATATCCATAGAACCTTCTGCAGCTGATGCCGCCGTACTCTCTGTCATTAAAGGCATTAGGGGACAATGGCAAGTCTTATACGGGTCTGAACTTCTGGCCGCATATAATAGGGAAACTCTTGCCTTGCAGGTTAAGCAGCTTGCAGAAATGGCAATTGCCGAGGGAACTTTTGATGTTTTTAAGGCGAATTTTGCAAAGGGGTGACATTATATGGACGAAAATAAAAAGCCAAAAGTAATATAAAGCTTGAGGAAATAACAGAATAGGAGTGATGTTAAAATGGCAAAAACAAATCTTGGTCTTGTTGAGTATGCCCGTAAACAGGTTGGGCGACCTTACTGGTACGGTACCTTTGGCAATATTGCGTCTCCCGTACTGTATTCTGCAAAGAAAAAGCAATATCCTGCTTATTACGCTTCGTGGTCAGATTTTCCCGAACAGTTCGGGCAAAGAGTACACGATTGCATTGGCCTTGTAAAGGGGTATCTGTGGAGCGATACGGCAGCTTCTGTACCAAAGTATAATGCAAGGCAGGATGTAAGTGCAAATGATATGCTGTCTCTCTGTAAAGAGAAAGGGGTTATATCTTCTATGCCAGATATCCCCGGAGTGCTTGTGTTTATGAAGGGACACGTAGGCATATATGCGGGAAAAGGTGAAGTCATTGAAGCAAGAGGGCACGAATACGGCGTTGTTGTCACCAAACTCTCAGAACGTCCCTGGAAAAATTGGGGTAAATGCCCTTTTATCGAATATGACCAAAAGACAACTATTACAGTGAAAGGCGGAACGTGGAATGTAAGAAGCGGTCCCGGTGTTTCTTTTAAGTCTATTGCAGTAGTAAAGGGTGGAAACGTAATTACATACAGCAAAATTGCTGAAAACGGCTGGAGGTATCTGCCCGCTTATAAGGGCTGGATATCGCCAAAAGGCATTGACTGAGAGGAGGGCATACAATGGATAATATAAAAAAGTGGTTTGTTGCTGTTGGCGCAGCTCTTGCAAGCTGGCTTGGCTTGCTTTATGTTCCTATGATCGTACTTATTCTGTGTAATATCATTGACTATGGAACAGGATTGTGTGCGGCAAAGTATCGCAAGGAGACGGTATGCTCATACAAGTCAATCCGTGGTATCGCCAAAAAGATATGTATGTGGCTTTTGGTAGCGGTCGGGGCTATTCTTGACTGGCTGTTATCCTTTGCGGCTGAGAACATCGGCGTGATTATACCATTTCATTTCCTGGTAGCTTCCGTAGCGGCGGTGTGGCTTATAGCAAATGAAATCATTTCTATTCTTGAAAATGTAAAGGACATTGGTGCACCGCTTCCGCCTTTTCTGCTTAAACTGGCCAGAAACATAAAGTCAAAAACGGAGGATGCTGCAGATCTGCAGCTTAACTCAAAAAAGGGGGAGAAATAATGGCTATAAAATTTATTGAAAAGAATGTTGCACCCAACGCACTTTTTGCCAGTATTGTACTTGGAGAACAAGGAGTTCCTGAAATATATGCTGTAAAAGTAAATTTTAGTCAGGGCTACAACTTTTATCATCTTCATTTAACAGCTCCAAGTATAAATTGGGGAGTAGCACTTAGTGAAGATGCTGTTAATCAAAACACAAGAGAAGACGGAACTTTCGATTTTTACGGAGATGGCATTTTAAACGGGATATGGACAGAGGGGTTGACTTTGTCACATCCTATGGTAAAGTCATTCTATCTCATTATAGATACAGGAGCGAATCCCAATATGGTAAAAATTGCTGCATCAAATTCACCAGTGTATCCTTTTGTTGATAACAAGTGATCTGCAAAGCAAACAGATTAAGTGCGTCTCCTTCGTAAGAATATACTTGTAATTGAAAAATTCGCCGTCGGTAAGAGTGGACTACGCTCTTATCGGCGGCGTTTGTGTCAGTTTTGCTCTCATACGGAAAAAGGAGGTGTATGAGTTTTTATTACCTTTATATGCCTTCCGAATCGTTTCCCTCAATAGGCAGATTAAGTCGGGACTCAAATTTATCGTTCCTCATCTCCCTGTCCAGTAATTCACAAATAAGCGCATTAAGACTTGTACCTCTCTCTGCGGCAAAGGCTTTGTATTCATCTTTTTTACCTTTGGGCACTCGTATTTGAATGCTGTCGGTTTTATCAGCCAAATATTTTTTGATTGCGTTTTTATTACGCTCATAAGCCGTTTTTGCCATAGTTAAACCACCTCTATTATATTATACACTATTTTGCATATGCTTGCTATATGCAAAATAGCTATATTTTTTATTGGAATTTTGGCGAAAATACATATTGCATATAGCAGGCATATGTAGTATAATATAATCAACAAAGATGAAGGGAGGGAAAGCCAATGGCGAAGAAAAAGAAAAAACGCTCAAGAGGGTTGCAGCCCTCAAGAGCGGATAAGAAAACAGCATATGCCGCTGTTTTCGCAAGCTTAGCTCAGGCGGTTTACTTCATAGTAAAAACCATCAAAGAGCTTAAATCCTAAGCAGAATACTTAAGAAAGGGGGTGGGAACACCCTACCCTCTTTAATAAAGTATAACACATAGATAGGACGGTGTCAATATGAAAAAGAAAAATATTCTTACAGGCGTTCTTATTGCAATTGGCGTTATTTATATCGTTGCTACGATTATTGAAATAATAAGGTGGTGAGACTATGAAAGAATATGCTGAAACACTCAGAGAAATAGAAGAACAGATATATGCAAGAGCGGGAAAGATTTTTAATATTTCATCTGCTAAGCATCTGAGAGCGGTGCTTGACGAGATCAGCGAGGAGAATCCGATAAATCATATGATCGTAACTGACCTGCTTGCCGAATACCGCTGCTATGCACATCTTAACGCTATAAGTGCATAAACCACTATAGAGGCTTTACCGCCGGTCTTTTGAGCCTTTAATCAAGACCGGATCCAGCGGATAGTATTGTACAGCAGGTTTCGGGAACACTTTTAGGGTGAAAGTGCCGCCACATATCGGGTTAAGATGTTTCTTTGCGGCTTACAAATCAGTAGGAAACATCATCATATTGTAGTAATTAAGTAGTAATTTAGTGTATTGCTGTTTTACCTGCAACAGAAAAAAATCTAGCAAATGGCCGACAAATGATAAAAATATATGTAATGATGGAAAAAAAGGGTTTGTTGATCCTGCTAGTAAAGAATATGATGAGCATTTAATACGCCTTGAAGACGGAACAATAGAAGGTGTGACAGAACTAGGCAAGTATATGTGCAATTCAGTTTTTAAATTTCAAATGCGTCCAATGAAAGAAATATGGATATGCACAAAGATTTATGAGAAGCAGAAAAAAATTGAAGAAAAGATATCACAAATGACACTAGAAGATGGTAAAGAGTACATAAAATTAAATAAAGAATTAAAAGAGTTAACATCATTGCTTTTTACAAAAAAAGAATAATAAAGAGTATATTGAACTGTTATAAAAAAGTCTTTGTCACCATCAATACCCCCTAAAAATTGACGCTTGTACGACTTTGCTCTAAATTTAGCTGTAAAAGGATAATCGCATAGAACAGCGTTTACGCTCGCCTGTGAACGTCTTGCAATATGCACGTATTCCTTGAAAACAACTTTCCCGACAGGCATTATTTTGAAAAACTCAGCAGAGTTTTGTACGGGTGGCGCTTGCGCTGCCCTTATTTTTTTTTTTTTGAAAAATATAATATTTGGTATAATGTATCGAATACCTATCGGGAGTGATAACATTGAAGTCATACAAGGATTTTAAGCGGGTTTCTATAGGGTGCTGTGATATTGCTGCACTTACGACTGTATAATTCACCTCCATAAACAGCAAAGCCCCTCAGAACAAATACAGTACGTTCTGAGGGGCTTTGCTGTTTATTTGTCCTCCTGTTCACGGACAAGTGACACCTTAACCACACGACCACGTTTCAAACCTTCAAATCTGTGCTTTGGCAGACGGATTGGTTTTTGCGTTCTGGCACATCTGCATACAGTGGTGTAGCTGCAGCCGAGAATGTCTGCAAGTTCGTGCAATGAGTCAACTGTGATGATAGGGAGCTGATATTTATCGTCTGTAACCAGCATAACGCATTGGTCTTCGCCTTTCATCATACTCACCCCCTACTGTTTTTATTCTGATTGCAGGAGAATAGCCCTCCTGTTCCTGTAAGATATGCGTTACGCCATTTGTTGTGACAGTGAGCTTCGCCCCGTATATACGAGAATCGGTTGCACCGATAAGCATAAGAGCTGTATTGTATGTAGCCTCGACTTCGCATTTGTATGGGGAGCGGAACCGCTCAACATATGCGTTGATACCATACGCTGATATCGACCGAATAAATACACTGTAGAAAATTCCTGAGCTGTCCATATCCTACCTCATTCATCCGTCACAGAAATCAGGGGAGAACTCAGTTTCGGGAACTTCGGGAGCGGCTTCGCTCTCTTTGGGGTTTATGTAAATATTTGGCTTCATAAGCTATATACACTCCTTTTCCTTATCGTCAAGCCGCAGCTTTAATCTTTCGATTTTTCGGTCCATTTCCTTTGCGATATCTTCATATGACAGGTCATACATCAGAGCAAGCTCAAGAATAATAATGTTTACATCTGCAATTTCCTCGATAATATTGGATTTGTACTTGCCGATGAGACCGTAACGCCTTACCTTTGATATCGCCTGGATCAGCTCCGCACATTCTTCCATAGCGATACCTGTTTCAAAGTTTGTGCCGTGTGCCAAAACATTGCGGTTAAGTACTTCTATCTGTTCGGCTTCTGTTATCTTTGATGTTGTATCCACCTTTGCGGCGGGTAATGCCTCGACAATACCTATAGCGGCATCAATAGCTTTGTCCCAACCGTCAGCCCAGATATCGGTACCGGCATCACAGCCGCCGATATTATGAAGAGCCTGCCATACTTCGTCTCGGCTAATAAGATCAGACATATTTCTTCCCTCCATTTTTATGATATAATAACTATGCCGTGGTTTCATCTTCCAAGAGCCACGTACAAATTAAACTTTGTTTAAAAGTTCGGGAGCAGCCCAGCTGATACAGCTCAGGGGCTGCTTTTGTTTCAAAAATCTTTTCCGCCATAAAAACCTGCGGCTTTGAGCTTTTTTGCTACCTCTATGCGTTCAGAAAGCTGCATTTTCTTTTCTGCCTGCTGCGCCCTCTGCATTTGCGAAAAGGTGAGGTCAACCTTGTCACTCAAAAGCTCTTTGATGTCATAGCCCATAGCACTGAATTCATCTTTCAGCTTATCGACCATCACCCCATCTTTGGCATATTCGTTTATCGTAGGGAGAAGATTATTGAACACATCTTCAAATTCCGCAAGCCTTTTACGACCGAAGCCGAGACGGTGAAGTGCAAGCAGGGTAATGACATACTGCATACGGGTGGCAAGTTTGTATCTTATCCATATTTGTTCTTTGCCAAGGCTCATTGCGTTGCTCCTTCCTCGTATATATTGCAGATAGGATCGTTGTTTTTGAGCGCAACAAGTATCCTGCCGTACTGCTTTTCAATATAATCAGCGCTTCCAATCAATACAGCAGAGTAGCCTATGTACAATGCTACTTCAGAGTCGGAATGAGTAACCTGTATATATAAGGTTTTGTCAAGATTGACAAGCTGACGATTTTTATTTTTATATGAGATGTTTAACCACATAATATGTACCTCTTTCAAATGCCTTTTGCGGAATGCATCAAAATACGCATTCCGCACAAAAGCGTATTTTATTGGTTAGATGATATACGCTCACTGCCGTACTATCACTGCGAACAGAACCGCTGTCATAGTGCCGCAGAAAACAGCAAGAAGGTTGCTTTCTATGCTTTTGTTATATCTGCAGTTATCAGCGGAATTGCATGTAGCAAAAAGAAGGACAAAGAACATAACTATTTTCATAAACATTTAAACGCTCACTCCTTATCTGTAAATTATTTGGTCGCTATGATACACCCTAAGCACAAGCCGAGACCAATCCAACGCATTATTTATCACTCCAATCAATAGCCTGTCCGCACATCATACAGCACGGAGGGTTTACATTTTTGCATAAGTAATTTATCACAGGCTCTCCGCAGGAAGGGCAGCAAAGCTGCGATGCCGTATCGGAGCTGAATCCCTGGATAGGCTTCATAACAGGAGAAAGCTTCAGCCTTTTAGCTATCGCTTCCTTGACAAATGCTTCGGGGAACATACCGTATGCGCCGTTTACTTTCAGAAGAGTGTCATTTGCGGCGTGTGCTTCTCTAATATCTGTATCTTTCAATTGCTGGTCAAGCGTTGAGATAATTGCTTTTCCGAAATCTTTTGCACCTTTCCAATAATCAGCAGATGCGTCCTCCTTGGTATCAAAATCTTCTATAAGCTCATTTACAGCTTTTCTGACTATGTCAATGCAATTGATTTCAACGGGAATTTTAAGATTAGCCATTGCTGTTCAACCTCCTTATGAACCACCATAGTTTTTATGCTTTTTTCGTGAAGCGCCGTGCCACGTTGACCAGTAACCCTGATGCGATTTTCTGTCTTTTGCAGCCCAAATGTAAATGGTCTTTAACAGATTATGGTATATATGTCCCTGACGTTCCCGTTCGGCTATGCGCCGCTTATAGAAACGTACGGCATCAGCACCATATTCACGGATAAGGTGCTCTTCTGTTAAAAAAATCGGAACCGAAATGTATTCAGTCATTATATTTCTCTCCTCCCATTCCATTCAGCAAGTCTTTCCGGTTCCGTTCTCAATGCACTGTGCTCCGTCGGCGGGTGTCGCCAGTACTTTTTTTCACACGTTTGCGAACAAAAACGGGTACGCTTATCTTTTTCGCCGTCCGTGATAACAGCTTTGCCGCAGTAGGAGCAGTGAAATGATATGGGAGGAAACCGAGTTTCAACGGGGTGCTTTCTGCGGTAGCTGTTTCCACACCTTGCAGAGCAGTACAGCTGATTTATTGACAGTGGGGTGAATGCAGTGTTACATTCAGGACATTTCATTTGCTTTTCCCTCCTTCGGGATATCTTTGCCCTTGATTAGTAGATTGAATATTTCATCGGGCGATTTTTGGGTAAATATGCTCAGCATCATACAAGAACTGTTCAGCGCTTCAAGCAGTATTTTCGCAGTATCACGCCATTTGTTCTCGTTGGGGGTTATAAATGTCAGTTCTTCAACTGCCTTCTTAGGCGTTGTTGCTCCCCATATGAGTTTATAAGGCTTGTACTCTTTGATTTTGCCTTTTTTATCTTTTACAGGGGTTGTGCCTATATCAACATCGTCATTGTATATGTAATTCAGCATATCCATTTTGTTTTTCAACAAGAACTCCAAAAGATTGACTATATTCTTAGACTTTTTGAACGCTGCATCACCTAATTGAATAGTTGATACAAGACGTTTGGCAAGAAGCATTGCGCCCCACCAACTCCATTGATACTTGGGGTCATTTATATGCTCTGAGCAAGGAACAATGTCATCAAAACTATTCATCATTTGCTTTTTTCCGTTCCTGTTGAGATGCCGCACAGATTATATGCGTCATTGCAGTTATCGCAAGTATTTGTTGAACCTTAGGGGACAACGATGGACGGTGCTTTTGGCATTCCCGGTATTCTTGCTCCAGTTCAGTTTTGTTTTTGCCGGAGGCGTATTTGTTATATGAACGGCTTCGTCTCATTCATCAGACCTCCAATCGAAAGCCTGTCCGCAATGGGAGCAGAACAAGGGTGTATCCGAAAGAGCGTCACTGTATGAAGCACCACAGCTCGGACACTCTCCATCATTGTAGCTATCGCCATACTTTTGCTGTGACGTTCCTTGGGCGGCTGAGCAGTGCGATATGTAAGCGCTTTTTGCGCAAGAGATAATGCCCGATCCTGTTCTGCTGTCATTCCAGGCTTTTGAATAGCGTTTGTTATTATTTCAAGGGCTTCCTGATAAGTCATTTCCAAAACTCCTTTCATTTTTGCCTGTCCCTGTTCGATGAACGGAACATCATCAAAAGCATTTCTGCCATAGGACGCTTGCGGTCAGTCCGAAGACTTCGCTTTGCCGATTTCAAATAAAGCAATCGTGATTTGATGTCCTCGACATACGGGATATAGACGCCAACTCGGTACGGTATCTCGTTTTTGACCTTTTCATATACGTCCTGCGGCATAACATAATAGTTGAAGTCACCAATAAAGTTATGCCCGTTTGGGGAGCGGAAGTCATCGACAGAAGACTTTATTTCATAGCAATAGAAGTCACCTTTTTCTATGCCGGAAATGGTATTGTTCGCAGGAACGAATCGCATATAATCAACTCTGATACTATGGTCTGTTCCATAATCGAATGTTACCTCTCTTGCCATATACACACGAGGATCCTTATACGGATTGAGATGTTCTTCCAGGAGTTCGGATAAAAATCGTGTTGTTTCTTTTCTATCCATTGTTTTCACCTCTGTCCATTTTTGCGCCGCAGTTGGGGCAGTAGTTAGACCTAATCGCAGAACGCCTGTTGCAAATAGAACAACTGTAGTAACGGTACGGTCTGATAACATCATAGCTAATCTGTTGTTCAATTTCCCAAGAATGCCATTCGCCGTGCTTTATAGGAATAACACTCACACCATTTTGTAATAGAAAATCTGCTACAATTTCTGCTTTATATTCGCTTCGTGAGCAATTAAAAATACCTTTTTTTTCAGCTTCAAGCTCACTGCGCAGAATCAAATTAACAAGTTTCTCCTTTTCTGCCATAGTCAGCTCTCCTGTAAATATTTGCACCATCTCTGTTTATCACACGTTGGTGCTGTTGTATTCCTTGGACGGGATTTACAGCTCCAGTTATGTCCCTTAACATCTGCATCTTTGTGCCAGCCTGCCGCACGTAGTGATATGCCGCTTTCGGAATTCAAAATGTATGTTATTATTCTTTGATATCCCATTTCTTTTGCTACCCGTGCAGCCCTGGCATATAAAAAACTACAAACGTTCGGTGTACCATTTGTGCACAATCGCACAACCTCGACCGTTTTTCCGTCGTCCAGATTTCGTGAAACCGGGCGTGCAACTTGCACGACACCGACTAATTGCCCTGCAACTGCACAGCCTATACGGAATTTATCTCTGTGGACGTGCTCGTGGTGTCTGTGCAGCTTGTCTACAAACTCGTTTGCTATTCGTAATTCAATGGGAACCGCTTTCATCGTCATCTTGTTGACCCTCCTGTTTCAAATCTCTCCATTGTCAGACCTCCTTATCCTCATTATGCTCGCATAACCATTTTCGCAAATCGATAATCTCGTAATTTTTTTCGAGATTCCAACTGATTGCATCATTCATTAAAGGCAACAAGTGAAACACCCACGCAGGGCAACTCCTTTGATACTGTTCATACTCAATCCACCACCCGACACAAGGTTCGTTATCCTCATTTCTCCCAGCTCTGTGACGTACAAAAAATTGACCAATCGAAACCAGAATAGGTGTTTCGAATTTTGCGTTTAACCGGTCGGTTATTGACAATCTATCAGAAATCCCCTCTTTGATATACATCCATATAGCTTCGTCTTTTGAGTATTTTTCTGCATTTGCGGCAAAGTCGTCATACCCTCCATAAAAAGCGCCGCGGTCAAATTTACTCACTGTCAGCCCTCCGGTTCCATTTCTTTATTGCATTTCTTGGCTCGGTGTCCCATCCTCCTGTTGCACCGCAGCCAACACAGTTAACTGCATAGCTGTTATCAGATCCAAGGAAATGTCCCTTGTTGAGCTTGGCAATCAGGTATTCTTCCGAGTGAACGGGTCTTAATACACAAACCATAGGCATTTCTGACAGCTTAAACCCGCAAAACGGACAATCCAAAATTGTATAGCCTTCTGAAATGATTTTTTCACATAAGGTCATCTGTTCCGCCTCTTTCCTGCCACTTGCTGCATTTATAGTCTTCATTAGTAATCATAATTTTGCCTTTTGCAATATCGCTTCGCCTGCTGCATATGATGTTGGGAGCATTTGCATCTGCTTTTCTGCGCTCAATTCCATATGCACAGTTTTTACAGGACTTTTTGACTTTTTCCATTGTTATTCCGCCCCCTTTGCCTCTTCAATGATCTTGAAGAATTCGCTGGCTTTCATTTCGATAAAACCCGCAGGGCTTTTCAATGCTGATAAATCAGGTTCAGCTATGCTGCAGTACACACAGTCCTTATAATCGAAAAGGCGGGTGCTGAAATTTCCGTAGCCGGGGCAATCATTGAAAAAGAATGGGACAAATGGTTTTTTCGGCATTGAGATGTTGGCATTTGCAAATGCTTTACCGATAGGGCTATTCTTTTTAAATGAGCAGCAGCCCTTGTAGCGTACATTCCTGATCTGACTACTGAATTTTTTAACCACATCATCTGTTGCGATAACCCAGAAGTAGCCGTCCCAAATCATAAAACCGTTTGATTTTATGCCGTGCGCTTCCGAAAAATCATCTATAGCTTTTGTGGCAGATTTGTGCTTGCTTTGATAATCAAAATATTCCTGATAGTGCTTGCTTTCCTTTGTGATTTCAAAATACTGTTCCATACCTTAACTCCTTTTTAAACTTTTAAAACGTTACTGTTATGTTGAGAACGGCAGCAGCGATCCAGTATATGACTTTACGCCAATCTTTACTTTTGGCGTATGCGATAGCTGCTCCAACGTCCAACAGAATTAGCAGTGTGGGGAAGAATTTCTCGGAGCATACCAGCTTAACGATAAACTCCTTTGCTGTTATCAGGCTCATAGGCTTTCATCCTTTCTTAACCCCTCGAAATCGAGGGGGATAAACGGGTCGAATTCGACTCCTTTACCAATCTATTATTTTATTGATTTCCTCTTGCTGTTCCTCACTGGTCATTCGTGTATATATTGCTGTTGTGGATATACTGCTGTGACCGAGCAGATCACCAAGAAGGGCGATATCGTTTTTGTTTTTAACAAATTGTTTTGCGAAGAAATGCCTGAACGAATGCGGGTGACATACCTTCACGGGAATTCCCGATTTTATTCCGTTTTCGTGGATAAGTTCGGATACTCCTCTTGTAGTCATCTGCTGACCTTTTTTATTTTCAATAATATAGACATTCCCGCAGGAATCTCTTATTTCATCAACGAGACTTTTGGGAAAATAAATTCTGCGCTGCTTTGAACCTTTTCCAATAATGTCTGTATAGCCCCTGCTGAGATCCGATGTTTTTAATGCGATAAGCTCGGACACTCTAACACCTGTACCTGCAATGACCTTGCATATAAGCCAAGTTTTAGGGCTGTGTTCTTTTGCGTAGCTTATAAGCTGGTTGTATTGCTTTTCGTTGATTGCGTTATCGCAAAAGCTTTGTTTCTGAATTTTGAGCTTCTTGAATTTATATCCGGTGTAGCCTATGTAGCTAAAGTACTTTTCCATCGCAACAATTTTTATGTTTGCTGTTTTCGGACTGAAGTTGCAAAAACTTTCTTCGTAAGCAGTCAGATTAGGAACGGAAATTTCCTTATATTTATCGAAATATATTTTGACTTGCCTTGTGTACGAATCAATAGAATTTGGGGACAGTGCTTTTTGCGTAAGCCATTCGGTAAAGCCGGCAACATCTTTTTTGGCACATATTATGGGTCGGTCAGGAGCAGGTTCGATATCGGTATTTGGACAGGTATCCATAAGCATTTGAATTATTTCCTGCTGCTTTTGAATGACTGCTCTCAGTTTGTCATTATTATCTGACGCTATAACCAATGAGTTTCCTCCTCTCCAAAATAATTATCCCAAACAGCAAATTCTTTTGGTGTGTATGTGACTAAATCGTCTACATCTTTATCATCAGGATGAACGGATTCCATATTGATCTCCTGACGCTTTTTCGGTATGTATTTATGAAGCATAGATTTAAGCGTGTCTCTTAGCCTGACATTGCAGAAAGCTTCAAAGCTTACCCTGTTGGGGTCAAAGGCATCTATGTTTTTCCAAATTTTTAAAAGGCCTTCGGATTTAATGTCCTGACTGTCTATGATGCCAAAATCTAAGCTGCTGCAGTTGATTCTTATAAATTTGTCCGCAATAGAAAATGCTGATTTCATAAACAGCTGCCGAGCATCTTGATTTACAGGCATATAATAAGCCACTCTTACATCCCAACAGAGGTTGGATAAAGCATTATTTTGCTGATTGCTGTCAATGTGCAAAACTTGTTTGCTTCCCTTCGGGGGAGGACCGATGAAAGCCAACAAGACAAGCTTTGCGACACTTCTACGGTATTGCTTTTTCCCGTCTCTTAATTTAACCATAACACAGCCATTATTACCTATAAAGTTCTTCATAATTTGCGCCGGATATGTTCGAGTATAGATATAACGTTCCTTGCTGCGTACACGACCCAATGAGCTGACTTCATATGCGGGAAATTCCTCAATCGGTTTCCATTGTTCTTCCACTTATGCCACTCCTTTTATCGCACTTCAACGCTCACGTGTGTTAGATTGAGCAACTTATCACGCTCGTGCGTGTTAATGCATCATAAAACATACTTGCGGTGCATCAGCTCAAGCTCATCTTCGCTGAGATCAAGATAGATCTGCGTAGTTGAAAGCTTTTCGTGACCGAGCATCTTGCTGACCTGCTCCAGCGGCATTCCTCGTTTGAGCGCCATAGTCGCACAGGTCCTTCGGAATTTGTGCGGGTGACACTCAGGGATACTGCATCTTTTTCCTAATGATCGGCAGATACGTTCGATAGCCCCTTTATCCTGGTGACCTTCGTTTTTTATTACATCGGGATTGGTGAAATCGTATTTGCACTTGTGCTTTTTCTTCTTATCTCTTTTTTGAACTTCTTCAAGCAGAAAATATGCGGGAAAGATATAGTCATTTGCATCAGTGCGTTTTTCAAGATACATCTGCAAAGCAAGCTGAGCTTTTGCGTTGAGATATACAATACGTTCCTTATTGCCTTTGCCGATGATGTACACCTTGCCTTCGTTGATATCGCTCTTTTTCATATTGACAAGCTCCGTGACACGGCAGCCGGTACTTAAAAGCATTTCAACAATGCAGGTTTCCTTTTCATCTTTGCAGGCATTTCTCAGCTTTTCTACTTCCATTTCGGTAAAAGCTTTCTTTTTCCGCTTCGGGCATTTTATCTCTTTTATGCTGAGCATCGGATTCCGAAGAATAGCCTCCGTTTCCGCAAGATAAGCGAAAAATGAACTAAGCACACGCCGCTCATTGTTCAGAGTAACCTTGGTGACCTTGTCGGTAAGCTCTCTGCGTGCGAAATACAGCATAATATCATCTGATACGATCTCAACAAGAGGCTTTCCAACGGTTTCAAGAATCCGCTTTGACTGCCTTGCATAGTAATGAAGCGTATTATCGCTGCAGCCCTGAACCTTTTTTGCTACTATGAATTTCTGTATGTAAAAGTCCAGGGACTTATCTTCATAAACGGTCAGTGCAGTTTCTTCCTTTTCAAGCTTATAATCGTTGAGAACAACAAAGCATACCGCTTTGAGCTTGTCTGCTGATTCCGTAGGAATGAACGGCATCATTTTCGATACAATGTCATTGACTGCGGTCACACGATTATTTTCCACAATACTCACCTCTTATAGGATATAAAGTGTCAAGACTCGTAATCATAGTAGAACGATTTAACTGGTCTGACACCTCCGCCTGAAAGAAATACTCACCATTCGGCTTTCTACGGAGAAGGCACCCCGTCAGGTAAAATACACCGTCTATGTAATGTCTTGGTATGCACACTCTGACGGGGCAGTTGATATAGAATTTTGCCTCTCGAATAGTCATTGCTCAGACCTTTTTATTTTTTGGCATATACTCCGGAGACGCATATGCTCTGACAAATTCCGATTTCAGAATATCCTGGCACGGACCGCAGAAATAAAGCTTTCCGGTGTGTACCTTATAATATTTGGAGTCGTGTTCATAGCACGTGCATATGTTTTTGCAGCGGAACATTTCCATTTCTACACAATCGCCGTCCTTGTCAATGTTTATAAGCTTTCCGCAGTGGTCACAGCGAATCGCTTTTTTGATAAGTATTTTCATCTGGTACGCCTCCTTACATTTGCAATTGTCTTGCCGACGTGTTCGTAAAAGCCTTGCTTGGCACTTCTTTCCTTACTGCGGGCATCTCTGCGTTCAGCATTTTTCTTTGCAAATTCGGCATAATCGGGACAGGTGGCATGACAATGGGGAGCACGCTTCCGACAATTATAGCAGGCGTTCTTAACATTCAGCATTATCATTCACTCCATTCTTCTGAAAGTCACGAAAGTGCGTTACAACGCTGCCCTCTGCATAATAAAGGTTGTAATCACATTGGGCTATGTAATACCAAAGCTTTTGGTGTCCAAGCTTAAGCACATCTTCCAGATGTGGTACGGGATTGTATTCCGCATCGACATACTGACGGAAACTCAGCTCATCTATATCTTTGCACTGATCTACATACACAGCAACATCAATCAAGTCAGTGACCGTGAAATCAGGAGATACCACATATACAACTCTGACGATTTCAGAGCCGGTACGTCTTATGTGCTTGAGGTCCTCAATTGTATGAACGTGATACGCAACTCTGTAGCAGTCGTAAAACGGAAAAGTGGTGCTGTCGGTAAGATAGCTTGTGTGCATTTCTATTGGAATGCCTTTTCGTTTAGCCCATTTATATGAGGGTGAATTCCTGAAACAGCAAAGATATGTACTTGGGCTGCCGGCATATTCTGCTGATATTCTGAATAGCTCCCTATACCAATCAACGTGCTTTTCATATTCATAAAGAGGATCGCCGCCGCCGGATACCGAAATTATATTGCAGCAATGTTTATTGAATAAATCGGGGAGTGAGGTAAGACCTTTTACTGTAGTTCTGGGTACGCTGATATTGTTGTTCTTTACGATACATTCAGGGCACTTGAAATGGCACCCGAAGTTTGTAATAATACTTAGTGTCTTGTCCATTATGCTTCCTCCTTACTCACAAATGATGTCATCGAATACTACGGGAATAATATCTTTGACTTCTGCGAGAAGCGGAACGGCGATCTCACGCATTTGAGGGTGCGGTGCTCCGGTAATACCGACTGCACGCAGCTTGAAGAAATGTCTCCACTCACGCAGGTTGGCAGTCATACACACCTCAGTTTTAAGGCTCATCGGAAGAACTGCACGGGCTTCCTGCGGCGTAGCATCATTATCAAGCATTTTAAAGTAGGCTCTTTCAGAAGCTTCGCAGGCTTCCCTCCATATGCAGTAGTTCTCGGTATCTTCCGCAAGATAGCAGGGCTTTATGACAGTGATCTCATTACCGAATCTGTCCTTTGCATAGTTGCAGTATCGGGTGCTCTCCTGGGCAAAGGAAGCGACCCTATGACGAATGATCTCGTGTGATACACCACGGTCAACTATGAATTTTACGGAAAATGAATAGTGTTCCAACATAGCCTCGTGTCCACGGTGTATAAGATGTTCCACCATTTTGACTGCGGAAATGTCAGTGATGTATTCTTCCGATTTGTAACAGGTGCGGGCTATGTATTCAATGTCCTGTAAAGCCTGCATACCGTTAATGTTTGAAACAATTTGAAAACTGGGTTCAATTATTTTCATTATTTACATACCTCCTATATTTCTTCAAAATCCGAAAGTCCACGCCATACATAATTGGGGCAGTTATAAACCTCCGGTCTTTCGCATTTGTTTCCGTTGCAGCAGGTGAAGCACAGTCCTCGATATGGAGCTCGGTTTAGGCATTGGTCATACTCATAAGAATGGTCTTTGCCCGCTTTACTGCTTTTGCTGTCTTCGATGCAGCGGGGGAGAGGACTAACCATAAATGGAGAACTAACTCCGCCGGAGAAAAAAGAATATGCGTTCAGATAAACTTTGTATTTGTAACAGTAGTGCTTTATCGGTTCGCTGATGTAATATTCACAGCTTCGGCAATCCATTTGTTATACACCTCCTACTGGAACAGTACACAGCCCTGTTCTTTGAAATCCCTTATCATTTCCCAAAGGCAGGTTGGCGTTGTCTCTGCTACCTCGCAAAGGCAGCTTATACAAAAGCAGTTTGTACTATTTCGTCCAAGAAGCTTTTTGTTAATGCCGAGTATGTCCTTTTCTGAAAAGTTAAAGGTTTTGGTTTCATAAGTTATCGGGTCATATTCAAAATGCTCGTAAGCGTACTGAGGATTTAACCCTTCAGGGCAAATCGGTTTGCCGCATTCCGAACAAACGGTTGCCTTCATATATCTCATCACCTGTTCTTTTACTATTTCTGAACGGTGGAGCCAGCCAACAGCGCTGCCTTTTATTGTATGGAATTTACAATATAACGCTGCTTTCTGTTCTCCATATTCAGATGCTAAAAACTGTTTGAAGTCTTTATCCGCAGTTCGTACCCTGCGATAAAGCTCAGTAAAGTTTTCTTTCAGCCAAGGAAGGTATTTCGCTTCATATCCAAACTCATACCATACCTGCTGGATTTGTTCCCAAGACCGTTTGCCTTTTATATCATCTTCTCCGCAAAGGATATCGTGAAAAGTGTGATCTATCCAGTCAAGCGGTGTGTAAATAAGGTTTTCTGTTGCCCAGCTTCGCACTTGGGTAATTACTCCCTGTGTGGTTTCCCGTGGAGCGAGGTCAAATAATTTTGCGAAGAGTTTTCGAAACTCGTTCTGCTGTTCATTCTGCTGAAATAGGAAGCCAAATTTGTTGGATATGGCCGAAGCAAGGACAGAGAGCTTAGTCGGGTAAGACTGTAATGAGTCTCCGAAAAGCAATCCGCTTTTATAGCATTTCTTTATCGAAACAGCAAATAGGTAGTTATACCAATTTGACGGATAAGCCCCGTATGGCGGCTTGCTGAACTCCGCCCAGAGGCGAGATATGCTTATACAACCTTTTTCAGCAAGCGCATTTGATATTTTTGAGGATAGCCATTCAACGCATTGGTCTGCTCCGAAGGTTGTATTGTCCCAAAAACATATCTGACCTCCGGAGGAAGAAAAGTGAATTGACAGCCTGTCGATATCCTTGCTTTGTTCGTTATTCACTACCGCCGAGACGATTTTCTTTGCCTTGAGTATCTTTACTGCATATTCATCTGATGTATCCGCTTCAACGCCGTAAGGATAAAGGTGACGAATAATTTTAAGCAGTTCCGAATGATGCGTGTCAACTGCACCACTTATGCTTTTGACGCCGATTGGAAAATTGGCAAGTACGTCAAAGCTGGAAATTGAAGCTTTGGATATTCGTTCGGAAGCCTCTTCTTTTTTTTTCATAATCTCCATTCCCTCAAGATAATAGCTGTAAAACTCTTTATATTGAGGTTGGTTATATGTTTTATACCAATCTTCGCTTGGCTCGTCTCCGTATTCTGTACCGACCATAACGCTGCTGTATGCGCTTTTTCGGTGCCCCGGATCTATGATTTTACGCAATCCTAATCCTTTCAGCTTGTCAAGCCATTGGCGGTGAACGTCAAGTGCTTTGACATCTTCGGCGGTAACTGAAGGAGAAATGAGGCACATTATATTGTTTGGGGATTTGTCCAGGACGTTTTGAACTGTAGTTGTCTTAACTGCGCCGTAGACATATATAACGCATATCTGATATGTATTTGATAAACGGGAGGCATAGTTGATCATCTTGCGGATATTTCGAGACAGGCAATGAAAAAATACACAGCGATTTCTGACAAAAAGTGAAAAATCGTATTCAAAACTGAACGGAAATCGAGTATCCTTCCACTCAACCTCTTTTTTCGACATACTGCTCAGCTCCTATCAAATAATGACATTTGCGCCATAGGTTCAAGGTTTATGTGAAGTGGCTCCTGAAGCTTACGGTAGCCAAGACCATATTTGGGAGTTGGGCGAATTATCCCATCGGCACCAACATCACCGCCACGCATTATATAGTCATATACAGCGGGATGTGTAACTGCAAGACGCTGTATTCGGTTAGGTTCCTGCTCAAGGTGAACACCGAAAAGGCAGTACATACATCCGGTACGCTGTTCTCCTGTGGTTATATATTTGCCGTCGGAGTTGAGAACAATGTCGCCGTAAATCGGACAGTACTCAAGGTTATTTTCCACAAAATATCGAAGTACATCGGTCTTGTTCCAAAAGCCTAATGGCTTGCTTTGAATATGATCGCCGCTAAGAACGTTACAGCCTGTTCGGGCGTATTGCCGTGCTCTCATAAAGCTCTCATCCTGCGTAATTCCGAGAAAAGGGTATCTGCCTGTTCTGCGCTGGTATCTGAGCAGGGGACTTTCTTTCAACACACTGCAGCATTTCTCGGAGATCTCAACAGGGAAGTCCTTTGAGGCCAGATATTGCCATTTAACGGGACACCGACCTATCTTGCCTCTTTCGTCTCCATTGAGCAGGTAGTTGCGATATCGATCACTTAAATTACCGTGCCTGAGCTTGCGTATCTTTGCAGCGGTTTCTTTTGATACGAAAGGATAACCGTATTTTGTAAGCACTTCCTGATGCGACATTTTAGGGTATATCACTTCAATATTTCCGTATATATCTTTGCATCTATTTACCCATTCCCGAATTTCGGGAAATTCAAGTCCTGTATCAACATATACAGCAGGGATATCCTTGCCTAAGAATTTTCTTACAAAGTGCAGTAGAAGCGTGCTGTCAAGACCACCGGAAAAACTGACATATGTGCTGCCGACTTCCTTGTTGAAGTCAATAATTCTCGTCTCAGTAAGATCAAGCTTGACTTCATACGGCAAACGGTTTCTGACACGGAACTCCCAGTCTTTAAGTCTCATATCCACGTCTTGTATGTACATTTACATCGCCACGCTTTCTTTAAGCTCCTGCATTGTTGTGAATTTACGCTCACAATACTCAGGAAGATTCGCTCTCACGAGTGCCTCTGCAAAGGGCGGAGGAACAGCGTTGCCGCAGCGGGCGACCTGTTTGTCTCTGGGATATGATTTACCTGTGCAGTCGGTGTCAATAATATAGTCTTCAGGAAATCCCTGAGCTTTGTACAGCTCACGGGGTTCCAGCATCCGCAAACCGATATCATCAATGTAGTAGTCCTCACTGCCTATTTGGAGAAGCAGAAGGTCATCTTCGGCAAGCTCATATGCACAATATTTGTTGAGAAGCTCTCTGACTTCTTCCCAATGACCGAGATTTTCACCGATTTTGTACTTCACTATTCTTGTAGTGATCTGAGCAAAATGTCCTGCTGATGTTGTAATCGTAGGGAGCGGTTCTGTTAAAGCCTTGCAGTCCATATTTTTGCGCAGGACACACAAATGACTTTCGGTGAGGGCGTTACGGTCTTTGGTGGTTATCGTGTGGAGCGGTGCATCGGCGCCGCTGTAATGGTCTCCGCTGTAATATTTAACAATATGGGCGGAGGTAAGGCCGTATCTTGGGGAGCTGTCAACTGTCATAAGCGGTTCTGTAAGAAACTGTCCTCTTGCCTCCGAATGAGTTGTCTCGGAATGATACTGGATAAGCTGAGAAGCGACAAGGCCGTTGTGGTCAATAGCGGTAACAGTAGGCATAGGGTTTGTAATTGCGGATCCGGTTATGCCACTGTAATATTTGCTGATATGCGGAGCAGAAATGCAATGCTTACCCTTTGAAACGATGGTACTTAAAGGTGCTTTGATATCATTTACTCTTGGCTGCTGTCCCATTCGTTCACCATAACCGATCGGGATAATATAAGGATTTAAGTTTTTGATTGTGAATTTATCCAGACCTCTTGATATTCTTCTGAGCGTTGCTTCGGCCAGAGGTCTTTTTCTCTCAAATATTGACTTACAAGGAATTGACCAGTCAATACATTCTGCTGCGGTGTGATAAGGTATCAAGCCTTTACCGTTGCCGTGTGTCGGTGTGGGGAAGTTTATCGGCTGACCATCACATCTGGCCACAAGGAAGAAACGCTTGCGAATAGTAGGCGCACCGTAATCACAGGCTCTAAGCTCTTTCCATTTGACCTCATAGCCTTCTTTCTGCAAGTGACGTATGAACTTCCGAAATGTTTCGCCGGAGCGGGACTTTATAGGTTTGTTATCCTTTCCGAGAGGTCCCCAGGTCTGAAACTCAGGCACATTCTCCAGCATTATTACCCTGGGATGTACATACCGTGCCCAGCGTACCGCAACCCACGCAAGCCCTCTTATTGTCTTGTCCACGGGCTTGCCGCCTTTGGCTCTGCTGAAATGCTTGCAGTCGGGGGAGAACCAGGCAAGGGCAACGGGGCGGCCTCTGCACACTTCTTTCGGGTCTATATCCCATACACTCTCTTGATAGTGCTCCGTGTACGGGTGATTGGCTTTGTGCATTGCTATAGCATCAGGGTCGTGGTTGATAGCTATTGTTACCGGACGACCGATAGCAAGTTCTATTCCGGTGGAAGCACCGCCGCCACCGGCAAAGTTATCAACAAAGATCTCTTCGGTAAAGGACAACTGAGCTTTGCTTGTTTTAGTCCGCATCTCTAATCACTTCCTTGTCATTTATGATATAAACTTCAAGTTCGTGCAGCCCCCATTCACAGGCGGCATTATAGCTTTCAAGGTAGAGGTCAATGACCATACCGTTATTTTCTTCTTCATATTCTTCGGAAAAGCGGTCTTCAACCGTTACGATACCGAAGTCTTTTATATACAGCTCCGTTCCCAAAGGAATATCCCTGCTTGCGGCACAACTTTTATTCGGTATAAGGATATTTTCAGATGCACCATAAGTTATGCCGTTTCTGCCGCTGTATGCTGTGACCTTACAGGTGCCGTATTTTGTTGCATACAGCTTTATCACGTCTGCGGAAACAGGGACGGTGGATATAATTGCAAAGGCAATGCTGCATATAAGAGTTAAAAGTGCTTTCTTCATTGGAGTAGTTCCTTTCTGTTTATGAATTATGCTTAGATAAAAGGTCAAGCTTATGGCAAACCTGTCTACCCGCCCATACAGGCATATTGTACATAGGCGTAAACCACAAATTGTCAGCCTTAGGCATATCAAGCCAATCACCGGTTATCGGATTGGCAAGACTGTCACCGACCTTGACAATAGCGGCTATGCCTAAAAGCGATAACTGTATATAACACATCAATGCGGTTGTTTCGCTCAGGTCTTGCGCTACAACGAGTATGTGATTTTGAAAATTCAAGGGCGAATTTGAGTTCATCAAATCGTTGTGTATTGCATTAACTGCGGCGATCAGAGTAGCACCGCCGCCGCAAGCAGGATCGTTGATCATAACATAGCCCTTTTCTTTGATTATCTGCACGCATTCATCACACTGCATTTGCGCCATACATTGGCAAACGTGATATGGGGTAAAGAATTGACCGGTCCAGTGATTTCCAAGATTCAATTTCATATATGTATTGCCCAGGAAATCCTGTTCGGGGTTGCGGTCAAGCGCATCAGTGACTATATCGTTGAGCTTTTTTATCACCTGCATATCTTTATCCGAATACTTTGCCGCTATGTCTTTGTAGCGCTGTTCTCTGTTTTCACGGAAATCCAGCACCTGTGACATTGCAGCAGCAAACATATAAACCCAGTCCGCCCATATCTGCCAGGTCTGATATGTACCGGTCAGACTGTAAATTGTTTTCTCAAATTCGGTTTGTACAACTGATTTTGCCATATAAATCCTCTCTTTCCCATTAAGTTAATACCTTGTTGTGATTGGTCAACAGAAAGGTCAGATTTTGCGTAAATCGTTGTAGTTGATATAGATACATCATTAGACACCCTTTTTGCTACATTTTCTGCCGTTGCCCGCAATGAGGGCAAAACCGCATTGCATTATTGACATAAGTGCCGCACTCCCCGCACTTATACTCAGCACCTGTTCTTTCCGAATTGGGCGGCACACGCTTCCTGAGAGCTGCGATAATGCATTCTCTTTTTTCTTTGCTTATTGCTGTAGAGGGAAGCTGCTCTATGTAATAGATGCAGGATTTAACCAGTGAAGGTCTCAGTATTCCCATTTGATTTCATATCCTTTCTCTGTGAAATATTGTGAGGCTTGTATGGGAGCTCCGCACCCGCTGACAAAAGCTTTTGTGCTTTGTTGATGTTTTCTGTCCCAAGCCTTTGATAAACGGCACCTCTCAAGCTTTTTTCACTTCTGCCAAGCTTGTCGGCGATTACGGAATATTGACTGCCTTTTATTATCTCCTGCGTTATAAACAGCAGCTCTTCTTCCGAGAATGGCTGGATTTTATTTTTACGGATCTTTATGCTGTAACCAAGTTCTCTACATTTTCTGAGAACTGCGCCTTCTGAGCGCCCTATGTTCTTTGCAAGCTCCTGCACGGTGTGCTTCTCCGGCTGATTTACGTATAGCTTTAAAAGACTGAGCTCATAAGGTGTCCATTTGGATTGTGTAGCATTATTGATGCTTGCAAGCTGGTCAAGTCTGCGCTTTTCCGAAACCCAGGAAGGTTCAGCCCCAAGAGCGTTTTTCTCCATACGGGAGAAATCAAAAAGATGCTTATTCTTTTCCGCAAAAATCCAAAAGTCTTGGATATCAATAATATAAACCCTTGAACTGCCTACTCTTTTTTGTCGTATCTTCAATCCGTTTCGTACCCATAGTTCACGAGTCCAAGTGTAGGAGTGAATTGCATCGTGACTGTTTTTATGCAGGGCACGCAATAGCTGAAGATATGTAATATAGTCTCCGTTTTCGGTAAAAGCACCGAGACCCAGACGCTGAGCTCGAATTTGGATAGCGGTTTCTGAACGGTTAAGCTTTTGGGCGATGTAGGGGATAGATGCATTGCCCCAAGCTTCTTTCAGATATGTTTCTTCTTCTGCAGTCCAGTTCCTTGCTCCACTCATTCTCATTAAGCACCTGCCCTTTTGTGAGCCTGTTCTATTCTGACTTTCAGTGAGTTAATAAGCGCCATTTCAACATCGTATTTATCTGCAAGAGATTTTACAACATCTTCCTCGGAGCTGTTTTCAACAATGAGGTTGTGAATAATAACAGGCTCCTTTTGCCCTTGACGATGCAAACGCTTGTTTGCCTGCTGTGTCAGCTCAAGGCTGGTGTTTTTGCCAAACCAAATGATGTGGTGGCCGCCGTACTGTAAATTAAGTCCGTATGCTGTTGAAGCGGGGTGCGTAAGCAGAATATCTATCTTGCCTGCATTCCAATCCTCCTCTTGTTGAGGTCCCTTGTACTCCTCAATGTTAAGCCCCAATGATTTAAGTGCGGCATAGATACGGGGAATATCGTGGCGGAAACTGTAGAAAATCAAGGCGTGCTGACCGTTAAGGCTTTCCACAAGCTCTCTGAGGGCTTCCAACTTGCAGTCGTGTACTTCTATGGCTGTGTGGTTTTCGTCATATACAGCACCGTTTGCAAGCTGTAGGAGCTTACTATAGAGGCTTGTTCTTGTGGTGGCTTCGATAACAGTTTCTTCATCTACCTGCAGAAGCATAGTCTGCTCAATGTCATCATAGCTTTTGCGTGCTTCCGGTGTGAGGATAACAGGCACATCAATGTTTATAACATCAGGAAGGGTAAGATAGTCCTCAGACTTCATTGAAATTACCACATCGGAAAGGGCATCTTTTATATCCACAGCGGCACCCTCTTTGGGCTTGTATGTGAATATTTGCTCCCGATTACGCTTATCCGGAAGAAACCAATGCTCTCTGAAATATCCTATACCCTTTCCAAGCCTTTGACCTTGGTCTAAAAGATATATCTGTGCCCACAGGTCAATCAAACCATTGGGAGAGGGCGTACCGGTCAGCTCAACAAGTCTGCGGAGCTTCGGACGTATCATTCTCAGAGCTTTAAAGCGTTTGGCTTGATGGTTCTTGAACGAAGAAGCTTCATCAATGACGACCATATCAAATGGCCAGTTGTACTTGTAGTTTTCAATCAACCAACATACGTTTTCTCTGTTGATGATGTAAACCGAAGCAGGGGCGTTTATGGCTCTAATACGCTTTTTCTCGGAGCCGAGAATGGTCGAACAGGTCAGTGTTTTGAGATGATCCCATTTTTTGATTTCTCTCTGCCACGTTGACTCGGCAACCTTTTTCGGTGCGATTATAAGAACCTTTTGAACCTCAAAACGGTCATATAACAGCTCTTGGATTGCCGTAAGCGTTATTATTGTCTTGCCAAGTCCCATATCAAGCCACAACGCCGAAAAAGGAGTTCGTAACAGGAAGTCCTTTGCATATGCTTGATAAGGATGTGGTTCATAGTGCATTCTGCATCACCTCCAAAAAAATATCATCAATAGATTTCTTTGTATCTGCTATGTATGCCCTGAAGCCTAAGCTGATGAGACGTTCCTGCCAACGCAGCTGATTGGGTCGGGCAGTTTTGCCGGGAGCTTTGGTCTCAACAAAAGCAATACGCCCTCCGGGAAGCAGCAGGATCCTGTCGGGAACTCCTACCCAGGAGGGACACACCCATTTGAGAGCGTATCCTCCGAAGCTTTTGGCTTTATCAATGAGATACTTTTCAATTTGTGTTTCGCTGGTAGAACTCATCTGTTATCTCAAACCCTCTCTGCTTTCCGTATTGTGCGAATGGCCTTGGGCTTAATTCCCTAAGTCCGGGGATATTCCTCAGAATGTCGTTGATGTATAGGCTGTCGGAATTGCGCATCATACTCGGATTGGAGTTGAAGCACTCAGCCCAAATCTCAATGGCACATATATAACGACGATGAACAAGTGCGGCGTGTTCTGATGTAACATCTGAGTAGAACAACCTGCGTGCATCGACCGAATATGTATCCCAGTCCTGGGGAACACGTTTTTGCAGGAACATTTCGATAAGACCGACCTTTTCGGAACGTACGCTGTGATCCTGCTGTGCTGCAAGAACCTCACTTGCCAAATAAGGAGGCATTGTTAAGCCTATGAGGTTATTGGAGTATAGGTTATAGG